TGCGTTGTGGAAGGGCGGCGCTGCCGCTGAAGAGATGTTAGCGACCGTAATGGCTGTGAAAGCCAAGTATCCGAAACCGGAGTAAGTAATGGCAATCGACAAGATACCACCAGTAGGATTAGACACAGGCGCTCCGACATGGGACTCGTCTGGGAATCTGGCTGTCAGCGGCAACTTTACGCTTACGGGCAACGCTTCTGGTGTTATTAAGTCTGGTACTGCGGTTGCTTCTACAAGCGGCACAAACATTGATTTCACAGGCATCCCTAGTACGGCTAAACGTATTACTGTGATGTTTAGTGGGGTTAGTACGAGTGGCACTAGCAACCCCTTGGTTCAAATAGGAGCAGGGTCAATTACTTCATCTGGGTATTCAGCAACAAGCTCAACTGTTGGATCAAGTGCTGTATCAACTACTACATACACAACAGGTTTTGGCGTTCAATCTGGGAATGCAGCAAACGTATTAACAGGAAACATACAACTTTGCTTACAAACGGGAAATACTTGGGTTACTTCAGGTATTTTAGGTGTCCCCGGTCAGCCACATACAAATTTGGTTTCTGGTTTTATTGCGTTATCCGGAACCCTAGACCGCGTTCGCATCACCACAGTCAACGGCACAGACACCTTTGACGCTGGCACAATAAATGTTTTGTGGGAATAATCCATGAGCTACATCGGCGCACAACCAACTACCGGCTCGTTCCCGTTCGATCAGTTCAGCGGTAACGGATCAACTACGGCTTTCACGCTGACCTATGCGCCAGCAAGTACAACCTCGATCATTGTTGCGGTATCAGGTGTAGTTCAGAACCCCAATACGTATTCCGTCATCAGCACCACCCTGACATTCTCAGGCGCACCGCCTACCGGCACGAACAATATCTCGGTGCTCTACCTTGGACTGCCAGTTATTGGCGTATCGTCACCGGGCAACACGGCGTACTTCTCCTCGACTTCGTTCACAGCAACGGGCGGACAAACTACGTTCACCCCAAGCGGCAGCTACCAAGTAGGATTTATCAACGTCATCCGTAACGGCGCAACACTTGCTCCTGCTGACTACACAGCAACGAACGGCACGACAGTCACATTAGCCAACGCCTGTACAGCAGGGGATACGGTAGTTATTCAGGTCTTTAACCTGACTTCAATCTCAGGCGCACTTCCCCTGACCGGCGGCACAGTGACAGGCGCGACTACATTCAACAGCACGGTCACAGCAAACTCAATTGTTTCAACCAATACCACGGCACCAATACAACCAATAACCGCGTCTGTTGCTGCTAACGCACTGACAGTGACATTAAACCCTACATCACTGAACTTCAGAAGCTCGACGCTGGGTAGTGGAACGGTTAATACGCGCACTGTTTCTACTGCAATTAGCATGACGGTGTCATCTGGCTCAACGCTTGGGACGGTTAATGCAACAGCATCCCGCATCGTAGTCTTGGCTATTGATAATGCCGGTACGGTTGAACTTGCGGTGGTAAATATTGCTGGCGGTAACCAGCTTGACGAAACAAACCTTATTAGCACCACAGCGGAAGGTGGCGCTGGCGCGGCAGATAGCGCAAACGTAATCTATTCAACGACAGCAAGAACAAGCGTCCCCTATCGTGTAGTTGGCTTTATTGATAGCACACAGACTACAGCGGGTACATGGGCAACCGCTCCTAGTACGATACAAGGTCAAGGTGGTCAAGCTTTGGCGGCAATGAGTTCTATTGGATATGGGCAAACTTGGCAAACCCCATCCCGTTCTGCCGGAACAACGTATTACAACACTACTGGAAAGCCAATTTTAGTTTCCGTAAATATTAATCCCACAAGTTCAGCCACTGCTTACGTTGATTTTCTTATTGATGGCGTTAATAGCGGTACTTGGGGGCAAGGTAGTAGCGCTTCTCCAAGTTCGCTTTATTACACTGTTGGAACTTTTATTATCCCATCTGGTAGTTCTTATAGGGCTAATTTAACAGGTAGTGTTGGCCTTTATTTATGGCGAGAACTGCGTTAAGGACTAATCATGCCGCATTACAAAGACACAGAAAACAAACTGCACTGGCTTGATGACGCTGCGCATGAGTATCTCCTGCCTGCTGGTTCTGTAAAAATTACTGACGACGAAGCCGATACATTACGCCCGCAGCCACCAGCACTAACTTACGCAGAGCTTCGCGCTGCTGAATACCCAGATTTCCGCGATTACCTCGACGGCATCGTTAAAGGCGACCAAGCGCAGGTTCAGGCATACATCGATGCTTGCTTGGCAGTAAAAGCAAAGTATCCAAAACCCGCAGATGAGGTGACAGAATGACAGCAGCGGTTAATCTTGCGAATGTTGCGACAGGGCCAGCGTTTAGTGCTTATCAAAACGGAACCACTAATCCTGCGTCTACTATTTGGACTAAAGTAACGATTGATACTAAAGAGTTTGATACAAACAATAATTTTGATAACGTAACAAACTATAGATTTACGCCTACTGTTGCCGGATATTATCAAGTTCAAGCTTGTGCGCAGATGGCTGATGTGTCGAACTCTTCTATGAGTGTATCCATATATAAAAATGGTACAGCATTTAAAACAGCGCAAAATGGAACAAGCGGAACACAAACAACTTCGACTATTGTTTCAGCGCTTATTTCAATGAACGGTACTACTGATTATCTTGAAATGTGGGTAAATATTAGTGGTTCAGCTACTCGATCTGTAAACGGTGGAGCAGCCAATACTTATTTTCAAGCTTGCATGATCCGTGGAGCATAAAAAATGGCATTAACACAAGTACAAGCGGGGATGATGGATAGTACAGCGCAGTACTATTCCTTTAAAAATCGCATTATCAACGGTGCTATGGTCATCGACCAGCGTAATGCTGGGGCGGCGGTAACAATAAATTCGACTGCCAACACCTATGTTGTTGACAGGTGGAACGGCGTTGGTCAAGCAAGTGACGGTGTATTTACACTCCAACAGTCATCCACAGCACCAGCAGGATTTACAAAATCTTTGTTGGCAACCGTGACAACCGCTGACAGTAGTATTGGCGCAACGCAGTATTACTTAATTAGGCAAATAATTGAAGGCTATAACGTCGCTGATCTAGGGTTTGGCGCGGCTGGCGCAAGCACATTTACGCTGTCATTTTGGGTGCGAAGTTCAGTTACTGGAACTTTTGGTGGTGCGGCAACAGACAATAGTGCTTTGTATTGCTACCCATTTAGCTACACAATTTCGGCGGCAAACACTTGGGAACAGAAGTCGATAACGATTACTGGCCCAACATCTGGGTCAACATTCGATAAGACTAATGGTGGTGGTCTAAATCTGTACTTCTCGCTTGGCATGGGTTCAACCTATTTGGGAACTGCTGGCGCATGGGCATCTGCGACTTATTTCTCAGCCACAGGTTCTACCAATCTTATCTCCACACTTAACGCAACCTTCTACATCACCGGCGTACAACTCGAAAAAGGCAGCACAGCCACGAGCTTTGATTACAGGCCGTTTGGTACGGAGTTGGCGTTGTGTCAGCGGTATTGCTGGGTATTTGGGTATGAAGATACCGCAGTGTTTGGATCTGGGTTTGAAGATACTGCTGCTGGTTATACACCATCAATTACTCCTGTTCCAATGCGGTCAGCACCAACTATTTCAGCTAATAGTGCGGCAAGTACATTTACTCTTAATGATGCTGCTGGATCAAGAGTTGGAACGGCATTGGCTTTATCGTTTGCCACTAAAAATAGCATAACACTCAAATTATCAGCGTCTGGCACAACAACCAATGCCGGATGTGTTATGAGAACAAATAGTGCAAGTAGCTACATAGTATTTAGCTCGGAGCTATAAATGTACAAATTAACACAATATCAAGTGGTGATAAGAACAACGGATGGGGCGCAAATCCCATTCGACCCCGCCAACACCGACTATCAGGCTTACCTGAAGTGGCTTGAAGAAGGCAACACACCGGAACCGGCGGAGGAATAATGCTATTCGCTGACAGCGCATTCTGTACAACTCCGTTCTGTGCCCCTGCTGCACGGACATGGGAAACTGCGCTCAGTGAAACCGCAAACGCAACAGACGCTGTATCTGCTACCACCACAATCCCAGTTGCAATCGCTGAAACGGCTCAAGGCTCAGACGCAGTAACGAACATCGCAACCCTTTTGGCAAGCACAAGCGAGACAGCCAACGCGTCAGACGTAGTAACGAACGCTGCAGTAATCCCGACCAATATTGCCGAAACAGCACAAGCCTCTGATGCGGTAACGAACACCAATGATGCAGCCGCTGCGATTGCCGAAATACTACAAGGCGTGGATACCGTCGCCGCCCAGCTTGATGCTGTGGCAAGTATTGATCCATATGTGCAGGTGTCCGAGACCATTACGACGGGCGGCTCGATCCAGAGCGTTTTGATTATTGAGTATGGAAACGCCACCGACACGGTAACGAACACCGCCGATGTACTCGCTTCGCTCACAGAAACCGCTAATGCCGCCGACGCTACATCAAACACCATAGCCGCAGTAGCCTTCATAAGCGAGACAGCGACAGCGGTAGCGACCGTCACACGTAACATTATTGCAATAGCGGCCATAGCAGAGACGGCCCAAGGTTTTGATACGCTGACCCAGCGTCTGTTGTGGGAATTGATTGACGACAGCCAGAACGTCTCGTGGCAGATAATTAACTCAGATGTAAACGCGGGCTGGGTGTTAATTGCTGACTCACAGGTACCGGGCTGGAACACAATTAGTACTGACCAGACCCCGACATGGGGCAACATTGACACAAATACAAACCCCGGCTGGGATGATATTGATACGATTTAATGGACCCGCTAACGCTCCTTGCCGCTGCCAACGCTGCTGTTGCTGCGGTTAAAAAAGGATGCCAGCTTTACAAGGACATCAAGGGCGCAGCGGGTGAAGTCAAGGATGTATTGGATGATCTGAAGTCGCAGTTCCAGAAGATACCGAACCCAACGAACGCGCAGAAGATTCAGTACAACGAAGAAGTACAGCGGGTGCAGGAGATAGCCAAGGCCGACCCGAACGATGTGTTTCTCCAGATTGGCAACGATCTGGGTGTGTTGATGGATGAGTACGACAAGATTGGCAAGGCGTTTATTCAGCAGGAAGCAGAAGCGAAACAGGTCTACACAGGCACAGAATCAATTGGCAAACGGGCCTTGACAAGGGTTATTATTCGGGCAAGATTGGATGCCATGATTGCTGAGTTGCGAGAGACGATGGTCTACAAAGCGCCGCCTGAACTAGGAGATTTGTGGACGAAGTACGAAGCGATGTGGCGGCAGATTATTGTCGAGCAGGATGAGGCACATAAGCGGGAGACGGCAAGGTTGCAGAAAGAAGCCCTGCAACTGCGCAGGTTGAGAAGAAAACGCAAGGAAGAAGCAGTATGGGTTGGAGCAATCCTTTTCGTCGTAGCGTGGTACGTCGGAGTCCTCCTCCTTCTGCGAACGAGCCAGACGTACCGTGGGCTTTACTCGTCGCCGTTCTGGTCTTGTGTCTTGTGCTAGTCATTGCGCTGCCGGTCATGGGGGTGATGTACATGGATATGAACAATGCGATGTACCGGGCGGTAGAAGAAACCCGTAAGATGAAAGAGTTGCGGATGAAGATTATTAAGGAACTAAGAGGAGAAGAGTAATGCTTACTATTTTTTCAACACTTGTGTCTTTCTTGATGGGTGGTCTGCCCAAGATATTTGACTTCATACAAGATCGTTCAGACAAGAAACACGAGATTACACTGGCTCAAATGCAGACCGAACGGGAACTGCAAATGGCGGCTGCGGGCTACGTTGCCCAGCAGCAGATCGAAGCTATCAAACTTGACGAAATCAGGACACAAACCGCGTCTGATGAAAAGCAAGCCCTGATCGGTGCCCAGCAAGCTGAGATGCAAGCTATCTACGCCCACGACATGTCGTTAAATGAGGGCACCAGCCAGTGGATGAAAAATCTCCGCGCCAGTGTTCGCCCAGTAATTACTTACGGGTTCTTCTTCTTGCTGGTTGGGATTGACGCTGTTATCGCCTACAAAGGGCTGACAAGTGGGGTCGATTTTGTCCAGTTGGCCGACCAGCTTTGGGATAACGAGACTCAGGCGTTGTTTGCATCAATCATTGCGTTCCACTTCGGCGGCAGAGCCTTTGGGAAATAACTATGCCTGTTAGCAAAAATGCACTACTAATGATTCGGCATCACGAAGGGGTGCGGATGAAGCCTTATCAGTGCCCGGCGAAACTCTGGACTATTGGGGTGGGGCATGTGATTGACCCGAATCACGGCAAGCTGAAAATCGAAGATAGGGTGGGTTTGCCCTGTCCGGCGGGCTGGAACCGCACGTTTACAATGGAAGAAGTGGATGCCATACTTGCAAAAGACCTTGAAAGGTTTGAACGCGGAGTTCTTAAATATTGTCCTGACGCTGGCTCTCGCCAAAGCTGGTTGGACGCTCTGGTTAGCTTCAGCTTCAACTTAGGGCTAGGGACTTTACAGCGCAGTACACTGCGACAAAAGCACAACCGGGGCGACTACCAAGGCGCTGCCGACGAATTCTTGAAGTACACCAAGGCTGGGGGTAAAGTACTTAAAGGTCTGGTGAAACGGCGCAACGATGAGCGTGCGTTGTATTTAAGTTAAGGAAAGATCATGCCAAGTACATACTCCCCCGATCTGCGGATCGAGCTTATTGCCAACGGTGAAAAGTCCGGCACATGGGGCACCATCACCAATGACAACCTCGGGGTGATTATCGAGGACGCTATTTCTGGCTTGGCCTCCGTTTCTGTAACCACCGCAGATCAAGCGCTGACTGCTCAAAACGGTGCGGCTGACCAAGCGCGATGCGCAGCGGTAGCCCTGACCACAACCACAACAGCCAACTTCGCGGTGTACGTCCCTCCGGTCACCAAGCTCTACGTCATCATCAATTTGTCCGGCTACACAGCGACTATTTACTGCTCGACGGTTATTGGCAACACGACTGCTGCGGGTACTGGGGTGGCTATCCCTACGGGTAAGAGCGTGCTGCTCCGTGCCGACGGCACCAACGTGACAGAACAACTGAATCACATCACGGGCAACCTGTCTATTGGCGGAGCGCTGTCTGTTACAGGCGCTGTAACCGGGGCTAGTTTTGCTGGTCCTCTGACAGGTAACGTCACGGGTAATGTCAACGGCAACGTCACAGGCAACTTGACTGGCAGCGTAGCTGCGGGCGCGGGTACGATTGCGACAACCAATTACACTTTTACCGAAGTAGGTGGAGTGCTGTACTTAAAGAATGGCGCAACGAACATCCTGAAGATTGACTCGCTGGGCAACGTCACTGCTCTGGCTAACCTGACCGCTTACGGCACGGTGTAAATATGGCGCTGCCTTCTTCTGGTCCACTGGCGTTTACAAATATCCAGACGGAGTTTGGAGGTACTAACCCGATTGGGTTGAATGAGTACTACCGTGGTGGGGCATATGTGCCGGTCAGTTCTACGACAACCACAATTCCCTCCTCGGGCACGATTGCGGCAAACAACTTTTACGGCACGGCAAACCGGGTGGATGTCCCACTGACGATCTCTTCACCGACCTACAACTACGATGTATATACACAAGCCTCTGCCAGCCCAGCTTATGTGGCGGGTAAAGCCAACGTAAACGTCACAGTGTCCCCCGGTGTGCAGGTGGGAAGCACATCCACAGGCACGTACGCGATGCTGGTGCCAAGTTCATTTAGCCCCGGCGATACAGTCACGATCACCAATAATGGTGTTATCCAAGGTATGGGTGGCGGTGGCGGTGCGGGGCAATTTGGCGCAAGTAACGGCAATCCCGGTGCAGGTGGCGGTAATGCACTTTATATAAACCGCCCAACAACCATACAGAACAACAGCGTTATTGCTGGTGGTGGCGGTGGTGGTGGCGCAGGAGCCGGTATTACTCCAGATAAGGGTCCAAGCTATTGGGGCGGTGGTGGCGGTGGCGGTGCCGGATATAACGGCGGTGCTGGAGGTGGTGGTGGGTCTCCCGGCAGCGCGGGCAGTAGCAGTTCTGGTGGTAGTGGTGGCCCCGGACGTGGGGATAATCCCGGTGGTACTGGTGGGGGCAGAGGCGCAGCGGGGGCAAGCGGGGCTTCTGTGGGAGGCGCAAATCCTCGGTCAGGCGGCCCCGGCGGAGCAGCAGGTTACTACATTATTGGCAATCCATTCGTGACATGGACGGCTACAGGAACAAGAAACGGACCGGCAGGTTAATATGGACAAAGTACGAATGAAGATTATGGGGTATGACGAGGCCAGCCATTCACTGCTGGTCTCTTTTGCGTCCGATGCTACTAAAAGCCAAGACCCCGCTGCGTATCCCACATACGCTTTTCAGCCAATAACTATGTGGCCGGATATAACAAACCCCGAGGAGATCAAAAAGCGCATTGCCATGGCGGGTATGCACCATGCCCAGATGCAGGAAGCCAAGGAAAAGTTTGTTGCTGATCCACAGCGTGTTGCTGCGTTTAAAGAAATGGTAGGGCAAACACAAGAGTTCACTGTAAACGAACTTGCAGACTTGGATAACCATACGCCTTTTGCCACGGTATGAATATGAGACGCAAACCGTTCGCTGCGTTTGGGCGCATTCTGTACGGGAACTACTATGAGAAAGGGTACACCGTAGACGCTGCTACTTATGCTGACAGTAAAACAGTACTTCTGTTCACTGAGGGCGATTTTACGGTGCGCGATAAGAATACAGGCGAGGTTGTGTATCAGTGCGATCCCGGTTGGATCAACTACGGTAATTATGAAGACCGTTCTTTAATAGCTACAGCCAATAAGGATAGTGTGTCTTGGTGCTATGACCCGAAGGTTAATCAAAATTATGTTCCGCCGATCAACCTGTTTGAAATGAAACAGGGGCAGTCCATGATTATGGACTCCAACACAAACCTGTTTTTGTGTAGCGGCACTTTACTAGTTAATGAGCGTCAGTACATGGGACCGTATCAGCTTGCGGTTAGAACTAATGGCAACAATGCCACTGCGCTTACGGACATTTACGGGCTGTTGTTTAGATGAGGTACGCAGCAAAGTTGGATTTCCAGCTAGATATGAGTTATCTGTCAGAGTCGGAGATCGCCCCGTTGCGGGATTATGGGCAGGTGCAGCGGTATGGGAAAGACTTACCCGGAGATTACGTTGCGCAGGTAGCGGGAGGATGGTGCGCAAAGAATAAAAGCGTGAGTAACGCGGACTGTTTTATTGATCAACTGCCAGAGCAGTTGTTGGCGCTAGAGCGGCCTTATGTAATTATTTTAGAACTTCCGGCATTTGATACAGGTAACCCCGTGTTGCCAGCGCATAGGGACTACAATAAAACTTGTGGAATTAACGTATACCTTGAAACCCATGGGGAGGTCACAAAGTTTTATCACTGGAATCGAGTAGAGAAAAAAAGTGAGTTTGTGGAAGAATTTTGTGCAGCTACTGGGGAAATCTGGGCGATGAACACTGACGTACCACACTCAGTGATATTGGTACCGAACAAGCCGCGTAGTATGTTGTCTTTCTGTTTTACTAAGCTGCCATATTCTGAGGTGCTGTCATGCTTCGCAACCAGATAATTCGCGATGTAAAGGCAGATAACGGTAAACGACTTACTGTTTACGACAACGTGTTGGATTTAGAGTACCGCAGTCAGATTTACAATTTTGCGCAGGAATCGTTATTTCAGATTGGCTGGGCGGATAGTTCAATTGTTGAAAATAAGCAGCACAGGTTTTTGCATTCTGTTTATTCGGATGCGGATGTGGAGCGGTTAGGCATAGTCAAACGGCTGGAAGAGACGGTTGTAAGGCAGGAAATGATGGGGCACAGGCGGACTAAGTGCATATTGAATCTCTCAACCCCAGCAGATGCCAACTTCGTACACTCGCACCCAGAAGACAAGGTGATTCTGTATTACGTGAATCTGGAGTGGCGGGATGGATGGCACGGAGAGACGCTGTTTTTTGATGAGTCGTGCAAGGATATTGTGTACGCCAGCCCATATACACCGGGGAGGGTGATTGCGTTTGATGCCAAGATTCCGCACACCATCAGGCCGCAGTCGCATCTGGCTTCGTTCTACCGGTTCACCTTGGCGCTTGTGTACACAAAATGCTAGTCGTGCTTGATGATGTGCTGGACGAAGAGCGGCGGGCTGCGGTAGTGGGCTTCTTCTCTCAGAGTGATGAGGCGCGGGCCATGAAGTGGGAGCGGGGCGGGATGGATAAGCTACGGGGAAATCAGTCTCCGATGGCAATACTTCTGAAGCAAGCATCACGGTTTTTCGACTTGTCGGACATGATTGGCAGCGAATACTGGGCGCACTATGGTACCCGGCCTGATTGGCATATTGATAAGGACGAGAAGCTCTACGAAATGTCGGGCAACACTGAGTGCCCCATATGCAGCGTGGTGTACTACGCCGAGGTGGATGTGGTGGGTGGAAACTTTGTGACGGAGACGATGTCTGTGCAGCCAGTAACGAACAGGATGATTGTGTTTTCCCCGGGGTTGGTACATGGGGTAGAAAAGTTTACAGGCACCCGGCTATCGGTGGCGGTCAACCCGTGGGCAAAACAACCGCTGGGGTACCGATGATTCTGCCTATTCCGCCACGCATGAACTACGGTCAGGAGGAGCTTGCCTTTTGGGACGGCTTTTTGACTGAGGACGAGATCAACTTTATCCTTGCCCAACCAGAGTGGGTGCAAGCAGAGACAGGTTGCGTTGGGGGTAAAGACGGCGCGGTGGTTGATCCGCAGATCAGGGAAACCAAAGTGGGTTGGATTGGCGCTAAACCTGAGATGGGGGCGATCTGGAACAAGCTGGCGGGGGTGGTGGCTGAAGTCAATCGACGTTACTTTAAGTACGATTTGACTGGGTTCCATGAGCCGATGCAACTTGGTATTTACAAGGCCGAGGAGGGCGGGCACTATAGTTGGCATTCGGATGCTTGTTCTCAGGATGTGGGGGTGCCGCGTAAGTTGTCCGTAGCCATACTGCTGTCCACCCCGGATGAGTTTGAAGGCGGCGAGTTTCAGGTCAAGACCACCAACGATGAAGCAAAAACGCTGGAGGTCAAGCGCGGCAGGGCGTGGTTCTTTCCGTCATACACGTTGCACCGGGTAGCGCCTGTGACAAAAGGTGTTCGTCGTTCGTTGGTGTTATGGGTCGGTGGCCCACCGTTTAGATAGGTCAGCTATGCCATTACAGAAACTACAATTCAGACCCGGCGTAAATCGTGAAGGCACGACGCTCTCCAACGAAGGCGGCTGGTATGACTGCGACAAGGTGCGCTTTCGTTCAGGCTACCCCGAGAAGATCGGCGGCTGGGCTGCGCTGTCATATACCACTTTCCTCGGCGTGTGCCGTTCTCTCTGGGACTGGGTGACACTAAAACAGTACAACCTGCTGGGCGTGGGCACTAACCTGAAGTTCTACGTGGAGGACGGCGGTGACTATTACGACATTACGCCTTTGCGCGAGACTAACTCCAACCCCGGCGCGGGTATTACGCTTACTGCCAGCGGGACCACATTAACTGTTTCCGACCCCAACGCAGACAGTCTACAAGCTAACGACTTTGTTACGATTGCGGGGGCCAATACTATAGGCGGAGTAAACGTCAACGGTGAGTACCAGATTCAAACCGTCACCTCTGGCACTACATACACCGTCACTCTAGCCACGTCCGCATCAGGTTCTGTATCCAACGCAGCAATTACGCTGGCCTATCAGATCAACACAGGCTTTGCTATTCAGACGGTAGGCACTGGCTGGGGCGCTGGTCCTTGGTCACGCGGTACATGGGGTTCAGGCTACACCACCGGCTTTGACTTGCAGTTGCGTCTTTGGAGCCAGAGTAACTTTGGTGAGCGTCTGCTGTTCTCGCCTCGTGGTGGTGCGCTATATTTATGGAACCCCGGCTCAGGCGCTACCCCTGCGTATAGTACTCGCGGCGCTGTAGTATCTGGCACAGATGTGCCGTCTACAATTAACCAAATCATGGTCTCGGACTCCACGCGGATTGTGATTGCGTTTGGCTGTAATGACTATGGCGCATATGGAACAACTTCGCTTGACCCGATGCTCATTCGCTGGACAGCGCAGGAAAGCTATACCGACTGGACTCCGTCAGCCACAAACCAAGCGGGTAGCTACCGCCTCTCCCACGGCTCCCAAATTGTCGGGGCGCTTCAGACTCGTCAGGAAATTAATGTCTGGACTGATTCCGCAATTTACGCCATGCAGTATCTTGGCCCCCCATACGTCTGGGGCTTTACTCTTTTAGCTGATAACGTATCTATCGTCTCGCCTAACGCCATGGCAACCGCTGCGGGTGTGGTGTACTGGATGGGTACGGATAAGTTCTATGTCTACTCTGGCCGGGTTGAGACGCTGCCTTGCTCGGTGCGCCAGTACATCTTTAATGACATCAACCGGGATCAGCAGTTCCAGTTTTTTGCCGGTACCAACGAGGGCTACTCCGAAGTTTGGTGGTTCTACTGCTCCAAAAACTCCAACGTGATTGACCGCTACGTCATCTTCAATTATCTGGATCGGGTCTGGTACTACGGCACGATGGGGCGCACTGCTTGGCTGGACTCTGGACTGCGCGACTACCCACAGGCTGCAACGACAGGCAACATTATTGTGTTCCATGAAGCGGCGGTGGACGACGGCTCAACCAACCCACCCAGCGCTATTGACGCGTACATCCAGTCATCCGACTTTGATATTGGTGACGGCCACAATTACGGCTTTGTCTGGCGGATCATCCCGGATATTACGTTTGACGGCTCGGATACTACAGGACAGACATCGGACAAGCCGTTTGTAAACTTCACCGTTCGGCCACGGCAAAACCCCGGCTCAGGCTATGGGGTGGCAGATTCCCCCACCGTGACTTCGGCACAGGGCTACGCAGGGCAAACTACCTACAACGTGCAGCAGTTCACTGAAATTGTGTATAGCCGGGTGCGTGGCAGGCAGATGGCGTTCAAGGTGGAGTCAAACAGTGTTGGTACACAGTGGCAGTTGGGTGTGCCCCGACTTGATGTGCGGCCTGACGGACGGAACTAATGGCGGGCAAGGAAAAGCTTGATTTTACTAAAGCCCCAGCGCTGCCTTATGCGCCGGTTCAGTACGACCGTGCCTATCAGGATACAAGCAACAACATTCTGCGACAGTACTTCAACTCGATTGACAACGTCACAGGACAGTTGCTATCCAACGGTGGCGGTAGGTATTTAAGCTTCCCACATATTGCGGCGCAGGATACGACCAACCAGTACGCGGTAACTAACACAGCAACCAAAGTATTGTGGAACACGCTGGATTCAGGACTGGACTTCACGCTAAATCTTGACAGCACCGCCACTGCCACCCACACAGGTATTTACAAAATCGACTACAGTTTACAGTTTGCTAACAATGATAACGCCTTGCAGTATGTTTACGTTTGGCTGCAAGTGGGCGGGGTAAACGTGGTTGGTTCTGGCAGTAAGTTTGCTGTACCTGCCCGTAAGAGCGTAGGGAGCGATGGTTATCTGGTGGCGTACTCTAGCGTGACGTTTGAAATGACGGCGGGGCAGTCAATGGCGCTGTATTGGGCGACCTCTCAAGCTTATGTCGTTTCCCCGCTGACTAACGGCGTTTACATGGAAGCATACGCTGCGCAGACCAGCCCGTTTGCCATGCCTTCTATCCCGTCGGCCATAGGGTCGATTGTGTTTGTTAGCGGTGTAACCACATGATAAACTTTGACAAATTTTTCAGAATGAGGTAACGATGAGCCTCCATAGCCTAGCCAATCACTTACAAAGCGCCGGACGCGGGGAAGATAAAGTACTCGTTCATATGACCCCCGGTGAGGTCAAGGGGTTACAGTCGCTTGCCATGGCGCATGGCGGCTCCCTCACAATTAACCCGGAGACCGGTCTGCCCGAAGCTGGCATTCTGAAAAGCTTATTGCCGATGATTGCTGGTTTTGCCCTTGGCCCTGCCGGGTTGGGTATGACGGCGATGCAAGCAGGTTTGACTACCGCAGCCGTAGGCGCTGCGGCTACTGGCAGTTTGACTAAGGGTTTGATGGCGGGTCTCGGCGCGTATAGTGGAGCGGGGCTGGGTGCTGGTCTGCAATCTATGGCTACTCCTGCTGCGGCTCCTGCGGTGCCGGGGCTATCCCCAACGGTGGCGGCTAATGCAAGCACTTTGGGCGGCACAGCCCCGTTGTCTAATGTGGGTGCGGAAAATCTACTTACTTCGACGGATGATTTGCTGATGCAGGGGGCGAAGAATGTCCCAATCGGCGGCTATGACCCAAGTATGTCATCCGTATTCGTCAAAAACGCCCCGGTACCCACAGTCGCGCCCGCTGATTCTGCAAAGTTCTTGGGCACAGACGCGACAAACCAAGCTATGTTGGGCAAAATGGGTTACACAGGTCCCGGTTCTTTGCCAGTCGCGGGAGCCAAGCCAGTACCGTTTTCCGATATTCCAGTAGACATCACACCAGTAGATCCATTGACGATGCCCGGGAAGCCACTGTACACGCCCGATCCCGGCGCAGTAAATGCAGCGAACAGAGCATTCCAACCGCAGGGTAAATTAATAGGTGAGTACCCAAACCCCTATAACAATGCATATACAGATGAGGCTTTTGATAAATCCATAATGTCTCGCGGGCCAGTTGTCCAAAATTATCCAACGGTCACACCCTCAAAGGAATTAATTTCAGCCTCCCCAATTGGTGAAGGGTCTCCATATTTCTCAGATATCAGCAGCAAGATTAGAACATCGCCTGCGGTATCTGAACTTGCTAGATCAGGAAGAACTGAAATTATCGTTGATCCAACGATGACGGAACCTGCATCAATATCTGAATATGCCCGTCCATTTACGGATCGTATGGCAGAACTCGGTCGTGGCGCTAAGGCATCTTTTGGAAGTTTGGAGGGTTTGAAAGGGTTGTACGCAGCCTCAGAAGCCGCTGCTCCATACGGTACTTATGCTGGGTTGGGTAGCACTGCCTATTCGATGTACGACGAAAAGCGTCAACAGATGGAAGACGAAGCTCGGGCAAGAGCAGAGGCCAGCCGGGGTTTGATCCGCCCATACACATTTGATTACGGTGTGGGTGGAGGGAATGTATCTGCGCAACCTTATTATGGTAGTGCGGAGCGCACTTATTTCCGTCCATCCTATACAGAGCTTCCATCTTATAAAGCCCCCGGCCCTGAATACGCGGCTAAAGGTGGTTTGATGGGGTTGGCTGTTGGTGGCCCTGTTGAAGAGATGGCTGCACAAAACGCAGTGGGTGCGAATACTGGGTACCCCATGGCTAACCTTCAGACATCCCTGTACGCCAACCCCATGATCCAACGTCCTGAAGCCACGAACGTGATTGCTCCTTCTGCGGATGCGGGAGTAGGCGCTTACTCAGGAGAAGCACGGTTTGCCAGCGGCGGCGCTGCGGAGCCGCAAAGCAGCGGATACACCTACGACTACAACCCCAGCACTATGCAGTTCACACAGACTGGTGGCCCCGGAGCGTCCAATGGTATAGGTGGTTTTGGTAGAGGCATCATTACCGGGCCAGAAAGTTTTGCACTAACTCAAGCGCAATACCAAGCAGCACTGGCGGATAAAAACGCACGGCAAGCGGCAACCCCAAATGGCACCATCAGTGGTGGGGTGGCCACACCTATTGCACAGCCAACGACTGTAGGACAACCATTCGCCCCAACCACTACTGTTCCGGCCTACCAAACACCCGAGCAGCAACTTGGTCTGGGTGGGTTTTATGACTACATGAACCAGCAATTGGGTGGTTACGGCGGTTACGCAGCAGGTGGTGGTGTTTCGCATTTGGGTGACTACTCTGATGGTGGGCGTTTACTGAGAGGCCCCGGTGATGGTGTTTCTGATTCTATTCCTGCTTCTATTGGTGATCGCCAGCCTGCCCGTCTTGCTGACGGGGAATTTGTCGTGCCTGCTCGAATTGTGTCGGAGCTTGGTAATGGCAGTACGGAAGCGGGTGCGAGAAAGCTTTACGCGATGATGGATCGTGTACAGAAAGCACGGCGCAAAACCACAGGTAAAAACCAAGTAGCTCGTAATACCAAAGCCGAAAGACTATTACCTACATGAGTTACACATTTCATTTAGGTAGGCATAAGGAGACGTTTGACGAGCTTGAGCCGTTGTATCGTCAGCACTACGAGGAAATGGTTGCGCGGCTGGCTAAAGATGGGATTGAGTATTCGCCGTATAACCCACGATGGGATCGGTATTTTCAAGCCGGGGATCGTGGGGATTTGCTAACGTTTATCCTGCGGTACGAGGGTAAAGCTGTTGGTTGCAGCAATGTGTATCTCACCAATGATATGCACAACAACGATTTGATTGCGCAGGAAGATACGATTTACGTGTTACCTGAGCACCGTAATGGTATTGGCAAGAAGTTTGTAAAAGTAATATTGGAAGAATTAAAAGAGCGCGGCGTTAAACGAGTATCTGTTGCTGCGCTTACCGATTTGAGAGTTGCCAAGCTTTGGAAGCGAATGGGCTTTAAAGAGGCAGCGATTCAAATGATGTATACATTTTAAGGTGCTGCTATGTGCTCATCCTCTGAACCACAACCATCCAATCAAAACGTCACCCAGACAACCATACCTGAGTACGCGAAACCGTACGTTGAGAAGATGCTGGGTAAAACGGAGGCGCTTACAAACGCCCCGTATCAAACCTATCAGGGGGAGCGTATTGCTGGGTTCACCCCCATGCAGCAGCAAGCGCAACAAGCAGCGGCTAACTTGGGTCCAGCAAAACAACTGGGTGTGGGTACTCAAATGGCTGGGCTTGCCGGGTTGGGTGCGATGGGTGCTGGACAACAGTACCAGCAAATGGCTACGAATCCGTACGCCATGCAAGCCTACATGTCCCCTTACGTAGAGAACGCGTTGGCTCCTCAGTTGCGAGAAGCCGCACGACAATCGGCTATGGTTGGTCAGCAAAACCAAGCCCAAGCGGTGCAACAGGGTGCCTTTGGTGGGTCTCGCTCGGCTATAGTGGAAGCAGAGCGCCAGCGTAATTTGGGGCAAACTCAAGCGGACATTTATAACCGTGGGATGCAGTCCGCGTTTGAGCAGGCTCGTCAGGCGCAGCAGTTTGGCTCTACATTAGGACTGCAAGGTATGCAAACCGCAGGGCAGATGGCGGGTACTTTGGGGCAGTTGGGGCAAACACAGTTTGGCCAACAACAACAGGCGTTACAAACCCAAGCGCAGATGGGTCAGCAACAGCAAGCGTTGGAACAACAGCGTCTGGCACAGCAGTACGCAGATTTTGCCGCCCAGCGTCAACATCCCTATACGCAGTTGGCGTTCATGTCGGACATGCTGCGCGGCCTACCACTTTCTCAATATTCGCAAACCATGTACCAGCAACCCACCTCTCCATTAGCGACAGTAGCGGGTTTAGGGGCGACCTATATGGGTGCGCAGAAAGCAGGATATATGGCTGATGGTGGCCTGACCGATCTGGCCTTGTACAACATGAGCAAGGATGAATCATGATCCCCGGTATCCAAGAAATCAAGGCGCTTGCCCTTAAGTACAGCAAGAAGCAGCTTGCCAATATGGCGCAGACGGGTCTGATCGACCCACAAAAAGCAGTGATGGCGGGCATGATGCGCGACCGCATCGCCAAAGAAGATATGCAGCCACCTACGTCTACCGTAGCGCAGGATGCACTAGGGCTGGCTCCCGCGCCACAAATACCCCCACAGATGGGTATGCAGCCTCCACCCCAGATGGCGCAAGCACAGCCGCAACCACAACCGCAGACACCTGCACCTCAGATGGGCGCACCTGTCCAACAACCTCCCGTCATGGCTGCGTCTGGTGGCGTAACAAGCCTTCCTGTAGATATCGCAGACTACGCGGGTGGTGGCATCGTTGCGTTCGGTGATGGTGGAGATGTGCCGGGGTATGCAGGTGCTGAAGGAAGTGTGGTACGTACCCCACGTTATGGTATGCGGTTTGAAGATTTGCCCATTTACTCCGCGCCATCAGGCCAACAAGTAATCCAACCCGCCGGGTCCATGGGTGAGTTTTTCTCCAATATAGGGACAGGTCTTTACAATATAGGCACCGGGATTGTTGACTTAATACCTAGCGGCGCAGAAATGAACCAGTCTGCTAGGGATATAACTGGGCGCAGTGGGACCGCAGGGGGTTTTCAACGTATTGACCCAGTGACTGGGAAACCAATTTCATTTGGAGATTTTTTACGTCTTCAAGAAGCTGAAAGATCACAAGTCCCGGTTGTGGCCACAGCCCCACCTCCAGCACCAGCACCAGCCCCAGCGCCTAAAGATAAACGAGGTTCAAGGAATAGAGGGGATTCAACACCTCCCCCTCCGGCTCCCGCCGCGCCTAATCTTGGAAAATCTGTCATTCTGGAAGCCCCTACGTTACCAACAAGTGGTGCGTTCTTAACTCCACCGACAATTCCGGCACCCCCATCACTGCCAACGTTTGATCCTAATAAAGTCAGGGTTAAGGGAGAAGACTTGCCTACCTATACCGCACGGGAGCGTAAAGAGATTGGTGCGGCGCGTCGTGCAGCGGAGGTTGAAGAAGGTGTCGATCCAGAGATGTACAGCAAGATGATCAAAGGCGTGGAAGAGAAAAAGGGCAAGCTTGAGAAACGTAGAGGCGAAGCCGGTGGCGAAGCCTTGATGCAGTTCGGTCTTGGCTTAATCGGTGCCCGTAGAGGGGAAGAATTCCAAGTTGCAAGTAAGGCAGGTAGGGAGGCGCTCGGTGCTTACAAGCAGGATGTTAAGGATCTTCGTGCGGCTGAAGAAAAATACGATGAGCGTATTGAAGCCCTGCGTATGTCTGATCAGCAAGCCAAGCTTACCGGTGCCCGTGCAGATGTTGCGCAAGCCGAACAAGATAGACAACTTGCGTTTAACTCTAAAGTAGATGTCGCAAAAGCAAGGAACGATTTGGCAAAATCAAACGCGCTAATCAACACACAACTTTATGGCACTGAGGCGCAACACGGTATGGAAGGTTATAAGACCGGGGTACAAGCGTCGCAACAACAATTTGCTACACAGCAGCAAGCGATGTCTAAACATCAAAGCGATATGATCCAAGCCGCAACTGCGTTGCATCAGATCAAACAACAGGCAGTTACTGCGGAACGTGGTCATGAAATCGATGTATATAGAGCAAAACTAGCGTACTCGGCTTCTATGTATAACTCGTCTGTTATTAAACAGGCTGGACTGGATGAACGTCGTTCACGTACATTGATTGAAGCTTCAGATTCTTATATTAGAAACAACAAGGACAATCCGGCTTACTTGAATAATCCCATGATGTTGCAGCAAGATGCAATGGCATACGCTAATAGACTGGCGGGGGAATTCATGTCCAATACTCCTGCGGGGCAACGTGCGACAGGTGGCTCTAATAGAGCATCGGGTAACAGACCGTCTTTGCAAGACCCTAAATATAACCAGCCGTAGGTGACAATATGCCGTTTAATGTTGAGGCCGCGCTTCGCGATGGGCATTCCTTATCGTCTATTGTGGACTATCTTGGACAGCAAAAAAAGTTTGATGTAAATACTGCTAGAAAAGATGGTTACTCCGACTCAGAACTCGTTCGCCATCTTATGGGTCCTGCCCAAGGTCCTAAGACAGGCTTCTTTGCCAACCTCGGTGCTGGTTATGAAAGCCTGAAGGGTGACATTGGTGCTATCGGTGCTGGGTTCGGTGTTCCGGGAGCAGAAGAATACTCTAAAAAGCAGCAGCAAATCGCTGCGGAAAAAGCCAAAATACCGGAGTTCTCTGAAGCTCCTGTGGAGTACGTCACGTCCCTCCTTGGTAGATCTGTGCCTTATATGGTGGCTCCGATAGCTGCCGCTGCACTTGCCCCAGAGACCGCCGCTCTGGCTACTGTAGGCCGTGTTGCTTTGACCGGTGCTGATCTTGCGGCAACCGCTACCAGCGGTATCCAATTCTTCGGCTCCAACCTATCGCGCCAGATGCAGGAGGGTAAGTCAGCCAAGGATCTTGATCTTGCTAGTGCCGCCTCCGCCGCGCCTTTCCAAGCTGCACTGGACACAGTGGGCTTCCGTTTCATACCCGGACTCCGTAAAGTTTTTGGAGAAGCCGGTGTAAAGATGTCCGATGACCAGCTTCGTGAGGTCATGAAGGCCCGCATGACGGAGACGCTGGCAGGTAAGGTGCTCTCCTACGGCACCAAGACGCTGCAAACAGCGGGGGTAGAAGGTCTTACAGAAACTGGGCAACAGGTACTGGAACGTGCTCAAGCCGGTCTAAATATCACTGACCCCGAAGCCAGAAAAGAATACTTTGACAGCTTTATTGGCGGTGCTGTTCTTGGTGGCACCCTTGCTGTTCCCGGCACTGCGTTGGAACGCTCCAGCCAGCAAGGCCAGTACGAGAACTTGTTAAAGAAAGACGCTGCCGCCGCTGTTGAAGAAAAACGTAAAGCCGGTGTGTATAGCAAACAAGCGGGTGTGCAGCAGGATCTGTTTGGTGAATCTACTGAAGGATTCCAACTACCCCCCACTCCAGCGCGGGAAGCCGAAGAGAAAGAAGGCGAGCGCCAGAACAAGTTGTTCCAAATCACCGAACTGCGTGACCAGCATGATGTGCTGATGCGCGAGGTAGATAGATTAAAGGCGCAGTACGAAGCGCCCGGTACCACAACTGAGCAGAAGACCGCCCTCCTTGAACAGGCAAACCAACTCAACGCCGCCCGTGCTGATCTTGAAAAGCAGATTAAAGGGCTGTCCAAGAAGTTGGAAGGCGCGGAACGTGCGGGTGCTGCCCCTGAAGAAGGCCAGATGGGTCTGGACTTTGAAGCCCCTGCTATGCCCCGCCAACAGACGGGTGAAGGTGTTGTACTAGGCGAAGAGACTGCGCCCGCTCCTGCTGCGATGACCCCTGAACAGGCAGAGTTGTTTAGGCAAGAACGCGTTCGGGCCATTGAGGCCCGCATGACCGCAGGTGAGATGGTGACCCCGGCTGACATGGCCTTCCTGCGTATGGATGAGCGGGAGCAACGCGCATTGTTGGAAGCCCAGCCAACCCCGCAATTTGTATTACCAGAGGAACGACCAGACTTCCGCCTTGGCCCACAGTATTTGCAACCCCCCGCCGTTGAAGCTGCTCCGGCGGTTGAGACACGTCCCGTCACTGAGAATGACTTCAAGGCGATGGGTATTGGCAGAACCAACAAGAAGTTGCGTGAAGCCCTGCTGGGTAAAGACTTGGCTGATCCGAAGCAACGTGCCGAGGTGCGTGAAGTATTGACCGACTTTGCGAACGACCCCAACCGCAGCGCCAAGATCATTGAGGGTGTAAACGGTTTCCTGAGCAGCCCGACCTTTATGGAGCAGGGTGAGCTTGATCTGCGCCAACCACGGAAACCCCGCGCCAAAAAAGCAAAGGAGGCAATAAGTGAGCCACCCGTTGTCGAACCTACAGAACCTATCGTGGAACCAGATCAGTCAGGCGTTGCTATGGCTGACCAACGGGGAGCCGCAGCCCCCGGAGGATTTGCGCCACCTCTCCCCACTGGATTGGGAACTGCTCCAGCACCTGCTGGAGAACCTGATGTTGGAGCGCCAGTACAATCAACTGCATTAACGGTACCGACAAGTGAAGCTCCTGCTCAACAAGCTGCTGCTCCGGGCGTACCATTTCCTGTACCGCCTACCGCTGCCCCGCAAGTACAAGCACCGACTGCTCCTGAAGCTGCTGGCGTACCCGCAGTAACCGAAGGCCGTATCAGCGCCAAAGATGCCGTATCACGCATGGTGTTCAATGGCTACTCACGTGCAGATGCGGTGGATTTTGTTCGTAACGTAGCTGACCCTTACGACGATTCAGTATCCCTGCAAGATCTAAGTAATATTATCGATGGGCAATTCCGAGTTATTGATGAAGAGACTGTTGCCCCTGCTGTGTTGCAACTCTCGTCGCCTGAGCAGCAGAAGCTTGCCGAGCACTACGGCGAACCAGTAAACAGCCCAGCGTTCCTTGAAAAACTCCGCAAAGACATTTCCGACTTTGCTACCAAGGGCGCACAAGCAGTTGACAAAGCCATCCGTAATATCATCCGCAAGCTGCAATCTGCGGTGTTGGCCGCTGCTGTTATTTTGAACCCGAACTACATGAGCGCCCCCGTTCCAGTAGCAATCCCACAAACGGTTACTACGATGGAGCAGGTAAGGGCAGTAGTACCGGCAGAAGTTGCCAAGAACATGTCGCCTTCCGCTCAGATGGCGTTTGCGAATATCTTCCCTGCTATCCAAGCCGAGTTGAAAGCAAAGAATAAGTTCTTTGTATTGACCGATAAACCTAATGCACGAGTGTTCATCTTCGACGCAAACGGTAAACCGATACTGGATAAGAAAGTTCTTGTCGGTAAAACGATGGGGGACTTCTATAAAGGTAATACGGATATCGTATCGAACCGTATTACCCCTGCTGGTTTGTTTACGCTCGGATTGCGTAATGCTGCGCGAGGTGGTGGAGAAGCCGTTACTGCTGGGCACTATGACTTCGGTAAAGTATTTGTGCTGGATAAGGCAATTGAGGGAAAGTACTCCGTCACATTATTCCATTCCGTATGGACGCACGAGAAAGATGCGAAACAGCGGCTGGCTGCACTGAAAAAAGAAGGCGCAGAGGATTCTCGATATTCATTTGGTTGTATCAACGTAGATAAAGAATCCTTCGGCACGTTGGTTAGCAAGTATGAGAACCAGATGGACGGCGCAAAGATGTTTGTGGTGCCCGACAATCCAGATGCAACGATGGATTTCATTAATGGTAAGGCCGTAGATGCGGGGGATATTACTCGCCAACGTGCTGAACCTGTAACACAAAAAGTTACCAAGACCGTACCCGGCACCCCATCCGCTGCCGCTGCTAAGACGCAGATGGTTGCACGTAAAGAAGAAGGTGTGGAAGGGGTTGAGCCAACTAAGCGTGGCCTATACCGCGAGCGTGAAGAAGGTGTAGCTCCGGGCGAGGGCATGAGCAAGGAGCAAGTTCAGGCCGTTGTTGATGATATATCTCAGAAGTGGGAAAACGCACCCAAGATGGAAGTGGTGCAGGATATTCAGGAACTCCCACAGGCGCTCTACCAGCAGATGGTGCGTGACAACGCGTTCGATGCGCCGGGTTTGTACGACCCTAACACCAAAGTTGTTTACCTGATTGCCGACAACATCAAGAACCGTGCCGATGCCGCGCTTACCCTAGCCCACGAGACGCTGGGTCACTACGGTTTGCAGTCCATACTAGGCCACACCTACGGCAAGATGATGGACGACATCTACAACGGCAACGCCAAAGTACGCGCAGCCGCTGACCAAAAGATGCAAGCCAGCAAGTTTAAGCTGGACCAGCGCACCGCCGTAGAAGAAGTTTTGGCTGAGATGGCCGAGAAGAACGTCAGCAATAGCGCCGTACAGCGAGTAATGAACGCAATCCGTCAGTGGCTGCGCAAGATGGGCATCCCGTTCAATAGCGTGACTGACAACGAAGTCCGTGCTCTGCTGGCAAACGCCAACCGCTTTGTGCATGGCGGTAAGTTCCGTGCGGGTGAAGAAGCCTTTGGCAACAAGCCACTGTACAGAGAGGGCGCGTTTGATCGGTGGTTCGGCAACTCCGTCGTGCGTAACGCAAACGGCACACCTAAAGTTATGTACCACGGTACAGCCCGTGACATTGAAGAGTTCAAACCAAAACAAGCGGGTGCTATTTTCCTGACTGACGACCCTCGGTTTGCTGAGAGTTTTTCTGATTCATCAGAAAACTATATGGTTACCCATGCAGAGGAATTCTTTACCCCCCGAGAGATGGCTGGGTTTAAAGCGAAAGCAGAAGCAGTTGCCGAGCGTAATGGCACCGACGTGCGCGATGAAATGATGCAATTAATGAGAGAACGGCTTCCTTCCCGTGCCAACATCATGCCGGTTTATGTCAGCGCACAGAACCCGTTTGACTTCCAGAAACGCAGCCATTTAAATAAGCTGTTTGATATTTTAGATGATGAAGACCTCATGAATGATGTTATGCATGGGGAATGGGAGGCAATTGAAAGCGCCTCAGTTCAGGAAGCCATTAGATTTGCTGGCTTTGACGGTTTCTATGTGCAAGAAGGTGGGCGCAAGAACCTCGCCGTCTATGATAGCAGCCAGATAAAGTCTATCTTTAACAAGGGTACCTACGATCCTGCTGACAAGCGCATCCTGTACCGCACCCGCAAGGAAGAACTGACTCCCGAAGGTAAGGAAGCAGAGGAGTTGAATGAGCGCATGAAGGGTGCTGGTAATCCTACTGAAAGCGACCCTGACTCTATCCTGAAAAAGATGATTGGTGTCGTGCAGCGGCCAGAAGGTGGGCCGTCACTTGAGGCCGTAATTCGCCGCGAGCTTGTTGATGCTCGTGCTACAGCAGTGGAAAAGATGCAGACCAACTTCAACAATACACTTGTTGACTCGTTAGGTGATATTCGCGGTGACCTCGCACAAGCCCAAGCACAGGACCACGCCGCACTGGCTGAAGGTGCCATGGAGCACGGCGGTATCGAGATAAACAAGGATGGTCTGGCTGAGATCGTTGACCGCAAAGCAACCATGGCTGGGGTCTTCGACATCATGACCAAGCTGGGTGACCGTCTAGGCTCGCTCCAGACTGCGCTGAAGTTGGGGCATAACGCGTTCATTGCGCAACGTGCCAAAGAGATCAACGTACACAACGAGAAGATCGCCAGAGATATCGTAGCAGCGGAGAAAAAAGGGAATAAGGCAGCGGTGAAGAAACTTACCGACATGCTGATTACCCACCACGTAACTGACGAAGAGATTGCTGCTGGTACTGAGGCCATGGAGAAGTTTCCTGAACTCAAGCAAGCTTTCGATGTCTTTACGGAATACAAGAATGGGCTGATCGACTTCTTGGTGCAGACTGGCCGTATCAGCCAAGCCAAAGCCAACGACTGGAAAGAGGCAGCAGGTTATGTGCCTTGGACACGGGTAGAAGAAGAGACCAACCTGTTTGACGAGAACCCAGCGTCCTTCAAGGGCGGGGTAATCAGTATTGCCAAACTGCCTATTCTAGATCGTCAAGGTAGCAGCAAAGAAATCGCCAACGTGTTTGACAACATGATTGGCCTGACTAGCTGGGCGGTTAAGACCGGCATGAATGCGTATGCTTCGCGCCGTATGGTTGAGAGTTTGCCTGATGCGTTTGAACTGAAGACCCAAGATGCGATTGACTACGCACAGAAGTTCAATAAAGACAGGCTGATCTTTACCTACAAGGACGGCGAGCGTACTGCTTACCTACTGGGTAGCGCCTTGGATAGAAGCGCGTTTGCTTCCAATATCGTGGCGCTGGGTCCGATCCTGAAGGCGTTTAGCTTCGCCCAAAGCACCTTGCGTAGCTTCGTGACCCACATGCCAGCGTTTGCTGTCAGTCAGTTGATTCAGGACGGTACCTACCGTGCGATGCTCCTGTCGGGTGTGAAACAGCCATTCAGTTTGCCAGCCAAGGTTGCCAAGAACTTTATTCACGCTATGGCCGGTGAGGGCATCCCGCTTGAGCTTGCAAGAATCGGTGTGTCCGGTGTGTATGACGGTATGCCACAACAAGCTATGGAACGTGCTCGCATCAAGTATGGGTTGGAAGAGCGCGGCGCGTTCAAGAAGGCTTGGGACAAGCTGGAGAAATTCTCGCTGGCTGCTGACTTGGCTGTCCGTGCTGCAATTTATGAGCAGACTATCAACGAAACTAAGTCTCCTGAGATGCCGGAAGGCGACCGCAGGTTGGCGCTGTACCGTGCCAAGGAGTACATCAACTTTAAGCATGGCGGTAATAGCACCGTCATCGGTACACTACGCCACATGGTGCCGTTCCTAAACGCGTACATACAAGGTATGGATGTGCTGTACCGCACTATGCGTGGCAAAGGCGTGTCGATGGAAGACAAGCGCACCGCGCAGAAACTCTTCTTAGCAACTGGTCTCAAGATTGCAGCCATGTCTGCGATCTACGCTATGTTGGTAGGGGACGATGACGATTACAAAGGGCTGGAGGATTATGAGCGGGACAAGAACTACATCATCCCCGGCACAGGTCTAAAGATCCCTGTCGCTCCAGAAGTTGGCTTTATGTTCAAGGTCATCCCAGAGCGCATCGTGCGTTATGTAGTCAGCCAAGGTACGGATCGTCCGCAGGATGAAACGGCGTTCTACAAGGGCTTTAGAGATGCGTTCATCACTGCGTACAGCGGCATGAATCTGACCCCGCAGCTTGTCAAACCTGCATTGGAAGTGGCCGTCAACTACTCATTCTTTACTGGCAATCCAATTGTCGGGATGGGTATGAAGAACCTCGACCCCTCGTTGCAGTTTACCGAAGGCACGTCTGAGCTTGCCAAATTGTTTGGGCTGGTGGGTATCTCGCCAATGAAAGCTGACTATCTGATCCGTGGCTACACCGGTATGCTGGGTGCGTTTGTGCTGGATGCGACGGATGCGGTAGCCAACCCTAACCGGATGGGCAAGCCGGTATCTAAACTGCCGCAGTTAAGCACATTCATGTACGACACCACAGGCCGTGGGTACAAGTCAGAGTTCTACGACTTCCGTGAGTCTGTCGATCAAGTGGTGGATACCGTCAATATGTTTAAGCGCGAAGGCCGGGTACAGGAGTTGCAGGAGTACCTGACCGAAGACAAGATGAAGCTCTACGCTATGAAAGGTGTGGTGCACAAAGCCGAGCAGCAACTATCCGCTCTGCGTAAGTACCGAAGCATTATTGCAAACGATCCGCAGATACCACCAGATTTGAAGCGTGAAAAGACGGATGAGATTTTACGGCAGGAGAAAGAACTTCTGATGGCGTACAACTTACCGAAGCTGCGAGGGATGGCGGGGCTGTAAAAATACCCCCGCACGGGGCGGGGGCAAACCTCATTGCCCTTGGAGAAGCGAGGAGTTACGGCGCGAATATATCACGCCGTTCTCCAGACTCGCAAGCCGTACTTTCCTCTTTCCACAACAGCTTTACACACGACTGGGATTCGTAAGCGGTTGGCTTCTTTCTGCACGTAGTCCTCGACCTCTTTGCGGTTCAAGCACGGGATGAAGAATGAGGTGCCCGGCTTGAACTTCTCCCACTCAATATGGATCGAGAGATTCGAAAGGAGGAGCATTTAAGAGTGCCTCTTTGTTCTCAACGAAACTCTCCAGCCGGTTGGTATCAAAACACAAACACATTACATTTAGAGCAACGTCTGAAGGAGTTCCAGCAAACATCCGCTTGCGCCGCTGGTCGATGAAGGACTTGTTCTTCTTGTAAGGCTCCAAGACCGCTTCGAAGTTCATGTGCAGCTTGTTGCAATACTCCCGGAAGAAGCGCGTTGAGATAAACAACAGACCGGTGTCTGGCTCGTAACGCATAATCAAGGCACCGCGTGGTTCGCGTATCGCCCCCATCTCAATCCCCGTGCGCTTGTCTTTGTTGGCGTTGACGATGAGCATTCCTTCCCGGTGCTGCTGGCAGAATGTGCCGATGAAGTCATCTGCGCTGAACAGTGAGTCTTTATTCTTGCGGCGGTTCTCCTTGACCAACTCAATCGCAAAGTCAAATACAGGCGCAGTCGGAATGTCGTGCAATCCCAGCTTCTTGGAGATGATGCCGCCACCAATACCCGCAGCCAGCGCCGCTGACCAATACCGCTCGTTGCCTGTGATGTTGGCTGCGCGGTCAATGCGCTCCATCAGCTTTTCCATATTGACCATGATCTCTGGCAGGTGCGTCATGGTGTATTGCAGGTAAGGCGTAATCGCGTGGCCGTAGTGGCTGCTCAGTTTGCCGAAGTGGCGCTTGGCTTGGATAGCGTCCATGCTCAGATCGTTGACCAGATCAGCCTCCAGTATGCGCAGTAGTTCCGGTTCGGGGAACCCTTTGACGGTCAGGAGGATGTCGCGGATTGCTTTGTTCGATGAAGACACTGCCGGGAGTTTCCACGTAGTGTTATTGATGCGCTCCACGTTGGCTTTGCCAGACATCCTGCCCTTGCCCACACCGGAGGTAATGTCGTACACCACGTCAGACATCATGTCTGCCTTCATATTGGTAAGCTCGTCGATGGTGGCCGTGATGTTTTGTAGCACCCCAAACCGATGCAGCCTGAAGTTATGCGTATCCTTGTAGGTCATCATCAAAGCTTGCGGGTTGCCGTAGATACTGTTGATGGCATGTAGCAGTGTAGATTTACCTGTGCCACCATTCGGGCTAATCAGGTTCAGCAGGAAACCATTTAAGAAACCACCACCGATAAACTTCAATAGAGGGCCACCAAAACCCATGAAGAACGCAAACGCTCGCATCTCCAGACCGGGTGTGGCGTAGTGGTTGATGATGTTCTTCCAGTCATGGAAATCACCCCGCGCACCGAAGGCGGGTACTAGAGGCAGCGTGGCGGATGAGGGTGGGCTGTACTCCACCGTATCGTGCCTGATCTCTTTGTCGCCAAGGATGAACGCGCTATCGTCCGACAACCAGCCAAATTGTTTCCGTGCTACTTCTGCCTTGCCTATCGCTTGCAATTCCTCGACCCACCGTGTTGTGTAGTGCATAAGTTTCTCCTGTTTCTTTCCTAATACAGCAACGCCATATTCAGCAATTTTGCCAGTAAACTTCTCCTTGGATATGACTTCTCTCAACGGCATGATGAACTCACGCACACCGTCTTTGGGGAGATGCAGACGCATCATCACGCATTCACCATCCTCTGGGTCGTACAACCGCTTCACAACATAGAAGTCATACGGAAAAAGAAGCTCATCCTTGTCGTTCTCCTCGTCCTTGTTTGCCCTGCGATAAATACCCCCAACATGCCCTCGAAAGAACGGAAACGGGTACGCCGGGATTTGATACGTCCTGATCTCCTCAGTAATCGGCTCAAGCGCCTCGACAGTCTTGGGCGAATCGTCTGGCTCAATGATCTCGCGTCCGATCTGGATGGGTGATGTTATCTTGAGCTTGCAGTTCTCACACGCCTTGGGTGCCAGCTTCTTGAACGTCTCGCAGGTATACGGTCCCTTGGTCTGCGCAGCCTTACGGATAGTTGTTGCCTTGTCGTAGCCGGGGTGCTTGTTGGACAGGATATGAATACCCTTCTCACCATCCACGCACTGCTGCGCGATGGACAGCCCGGCTCGCCACAGTGGCTCCTCAACTTCTTCCTGATTCTCGTAGATATATTTGATCTGGGCACAGCCCTCGTCCTGTATCGACTTGATCAGGATGGTCTTGAACCGCGACTGATAGTTGCCCATCAGTGCCAACGTAGTCGGGTCAATGGTGCGTTTGAACGGCGGTTCGCCCGCTATTTGAAGCTCTTCTGAAACTATCTTTTCACGTATAGCTTCGACGCTCACCCGTGGGCCGTGGAGTAATATCTTGACCGGCTGAGGATTATCTATGTCCTTGAAGTTCAGTGTGTCCGGTATGCGCAGGATACGCGCAACGTCTGCGGTAACTGCTGGATCAGCATGTAGGTTCTGTGCAGTGCAGAGTGCCTTGAGACCTTCAGCCAGCGTCTTCCACTCCGCCTTCGGCAGCGGCTGCTCAACCACCCAGTAGGCGTGTACACCGCGCCCAGAGTTCACAATGACCGTGGGCTTTGGCAGTCCAGTCTTGCCGACAAATTCTTTTAGCGCGACCAGACCCGCAGTCTGATCGGCGTATGGCTTACCCAGACCGCAGTCCAGATCAATAAAGAAAGAATTAAGTTGTTCTGCATTGGCGTTGGTACGCCCAGAGTCATCGGTAAAAGAAGCCAACGCGAAATAGGCATCATACCCCCTGTGTACAAAGGCATCTGCGTAGTTGTTGATTTCTTCTACCGAGGATACGAATACTTGTTTTGGTGGTTTGTCTTTACCCTTCAGCCCCATCACACAGTAGTAGCCTGTGGGTGGTAAGACTAAAGACAAAAAGTCTGTCCTCGATAGCATAGCCGCCTCGTGATTCACCGTCTTTTTAAAATAAGGTAGGCAGGGATAGTGACGGCGAACTACCCTCTTCGGGTGCGCTCCCTAGCCTCCTTAACCTGTACTAGGACTTGCCCAACATCTGAGCAACGACCTTTGCTACTGCTTCCTGATGTGACGGCGGTACGTTGGTAGTGCCCTTGAACCAATTGTAGATAGTTGCACGGGTCACACCAAAGTACTGCGCCACATCTGACGCAGGGATATCTTTTTCTATGCAAAGGTTTCCAAGCACTACACCCAGCTTGGATGTGTCCGCAGAATTAACAGCCCTAGCGAATCGGAATGAGTACCCATTACTCATTGTCCCACTCTTCCAAGATTGCGCTTACGTCTTTCTTGGGCGCAGGTGCTTCTTCTTTCTTGCTTGCGCGTTTCACAGGTTCGGCTGCTGGTGCCGGAGCTTCTTCTACCGCAACGGTTTCAAACTCTTCAGCTTCTTCTTTCACACCATCAGCTTGTGCGACCGTCATGGTAATTGCACGGGTTGCTGCATCGGTCTTACCCTGCGAGAGCGCGGTCTCAAACTCTTCTGTTTCCAGATAACGCACGGCCTTGAAGGTGATCTTCGGTGTAGCGCTATCAGTATCGAAACGCATTTCGGTAACGACTGAAGAGATTGGGATACCTTTGCTTGCAACCATCTTGGCGTAGGTAGTCAGTGCCCATTTACCGTTGGCGCTTTCGCTCCAGATAGAAGTCGCAGGAAGCGTCAATTGATACACATCCCCAGAAATATCATTCTCCAAGACAACTGCCAGACGCTGCGAGAAGCGGCAAGCACGGGAGTCACCCTGACCAGAGCCTTTGATATTTTGTGGGCAGTCAGCGCACTTCTTGGACTGCGGGTTCTTTGCTTTAGCATCAGGCACTTCGCTATCAGCAGACCAGCAATCAGGCGAGGTAACCACACCCTTCTTGTAGGCAGCGGCGTAGAACGTGCGTGACTTCTTCGGTGCAGCAGCAACGATCACAACGTTCATAGTGCGGTCTTCGTTCTTGGCAACTTCTTTACCGTTGACCATCATCTTCCAGACGCCCCCCTCGATGGAGATACGTTTGTTATCACCACCACCGCCACCCATCAGGGCTTTGGTTACATCATCAAGCTCAAGGGTCTTGAGGTGGGCTGGAAGGTTTTTATTTAGCAGTGCGAGATCACTCATTTACTTCTCCTTATTTACGACGAACGACAACCGCATAACGGCTATCAACATTTAACCCCGGTGGATGCAAGTCAGGGTTATCCTCAAGGAACGTAGCCATATTGGTTTGCGCGATGCGTTTCTCCAATAGGTTCATAGCCCCATATGCTTCATGCTCTTTGATGAACTCGTGGAACGAATACCAATCGTTTGTCCAGTATCGTTTCTTCACTGAACGCGTCAAGGTACCGTAGGGAGTGCGAATGCTATCTGCACCGATCAGTTTACAAGCCTCGAGCAGTTCATCCTCAATGGACTCAAGTGCTTCTTTGAGTCGGGTATCTTCTTGCTCATACTTGTCGGCTAACTCTTTGCGAGCGTCACGTATTTTAATATACGTCTTCACCAACTTATCAGTTGGTATTGCTTTAGTTTCTTCCATTTTATTTTCTCCAAGGGCAGTACAGTTACAGCATAGGATCTAACTTATACACTGTCAAGGGGCTTCTAATAAATTTTTGTAGAGATCCACAACACGGGAATGAATATCAATCTTCGCTTCCAACATTGCGTACATACGTTTCTCTACAGGTGATCCTTGCAGATGCACAATCGTTACTGGGTTGCGTTGCCCCGCACGATGAGGACGGGCGTTACACTGTAGATAAGTTTCTACAGACATCACAGGAGACCAATACACCACGACGTTAGCAGCAGTCAACGTGACACCATGTGAGGCTGCTTGCGGCTGAATGATCAGCACTCGCGGGTTCTCTTCTGTTTGAAATTTATTAAATATATCTGTGCGCTTCCTCGCTGATACTTCTCCGTTAATAATCTCGCAGGAGTAACCGCTCTTCGTTAGCTCCTCGTTAATTATCTGGATGCTATGACGGTAGGGCACAAACACGATCACCTTGTGGCTTGCCTCGTCAATAACTTCCTTCAACGCTTCGATACGATTAGATGCGTCAAACGCAATTGTCTCTCCACTATCCGAATAGACCGCGCCACATGAGAGTTGCAGTAACTTGTTTAGGTTAGCCGCTGCGTTGACCGTCGTGATTTCTTCTCCCGCTGCGACCGCTACCATGTGCTTGCGTAGGTGCTCGTAGTATTTCATCTGCTGCGGGGTGAGCGGCACTTGCCTTGTGGTGTACGTCAGTTCCGGTAGGTCAAGGCATTCTTCTTTCGTAAACCGGATCGCAGGTTGCAGCACCTGATGCACCACGTCTTCTGAACGTGGTCTGGGTACCCACTTGAAGGTGGTTATCTTCTGCATGACCAGATCACGGAACGACCCAAAGAACTTTGGCACCGAGGCTGGGTTGACAATACGCGCCAGACCGTATGCGTCCGTAGGCGATTGCGATGCCGGGGTACCTGTCAACATCCAGACCCAAGTGCTGGGCTTTACCACCGAGTTGAGGATTTTCCAACGCTTTGTAGAAACAGATTTATAGGCGTTAGCTTCATCGATCACAACCAGATCAAACTCAGCTTCTTTCACAGCGTCCTGAATAATCCCCAGCCCATCGTAATTGCAAACCACGAACTCAGCATCACTCTCAACCGCTTCAATCCGTTTGTCTTTGGAGTAGCTATGGGCGATGGCGCAGGTGCGGTGCAGTGCGAACTTGAACAGATCGTTTTGCCATGCTGACTGCATGATGGACAGAGGACACAGGATAAGAACTCGCTTGATGATCCCCAACTTCATCAGGTAATCCGCCGCCCAGATCACGCTGCCTGTCTTCCCGGTGCCCTGCTCGTTAAAGCAGAACGCTCGTCGATGTAGGGTCAGGAACGCAGCAGTTTCCTTCTGGTGTGCAAACGGTTTATGGAGTCCCGGCCAATCATAGTGGGCAACAATCGGGGAAGGCACGTTCTTGATACGCAGGTTCTTCAGCACCTGTGCTTCCTCCAGCCCCCACTTCACCAGCACCTCGCCACTGTCCAGCATCTTGCTCTTCGGTATGACTTCTGTGATGCGCTTTGGCTCACGGACTTTCAGCAGTAACGCTTTGTCTTCTATTATCTGCATTGCTTCTCCAAGGGCTAACAGGCTGGAATGAAGTTTTCATTCCAGCCAAAAAGGTTGTTGGTACTCGCTGCGTCTGTCTGCAATACACACTGGCTACCACAGCGGCAGTGAGTCGCACGGCAGCATCCGCTTTCCCAACAAGTTTGAAGACTGCGTTTCCCCATCTTGCCTACCGTAGAGGTTCTAGAATCTACGGCTTTCCGGTTCTGGGTTAGTCCGCTTTACGTTTTCGCGTCCGGCAATCTTCAAACTTCTTGGGTGGGGGGAGTATTTCCAGCGAGAAGTGAACTGACCAAAGCTCCTTTATCGCCTTCCACTGTCCCCCCGTAGTCTTACTTTTTCTTCTCGCGCTTACTTGTTTCCGATACCAAGGCACCGGACGAACTGCGCTTAAACGATCTATTCTTTGCGGCGCTTTCTACGCGTACGCCGTCTTTATTCGTACCACCTTTGGACAGCGCCTTCACGTGGGCAACATCTTTACCCTCACGCTTATCGGCCTTGCCATTACCATTCTTGTCTGCGCCTGTTTTATCCAAAGCACGGCGAGCGCGCTGGCGCTCCATCCGATCAGGATGTTCGTTGCGCTTCTTCTCCATCTGGTACTCATGCTTGTACGGTCTAGGACTCTTCGTATAGGGCATAGTATTTACTCGCTTCTATCTCGTATTCCTTTACACCCATAGACGCAATCTTGCGGATCTTTAGGGTAGGGTAGTCCTCACTAAACCAACGTTTTGCCATGCTGACTTTCGGCGCAATGTACGTGGTAAAGAAGGCTTTGTATTCCGGGTTCCTTGGCTCGGCAAACACCATCACGTGGTGCATATGCTTCTTAACTAACCTTGCCATTGTGCAGACAGTCTAGAACAGGACAATGCCTCCTGCAAGTAAAATTTGGCGTTTCGTTCCACACGTTGGTCAGCATAGCGGCCTCCAGCCTGTGCGTATCCTGCAACCACTTTACCCATCCCTTGCCGCTCTCATTCGTATACTCAGCCTTGACGAAGTCTTTCGCCACCACGAACAGCAGCCCGGCCTTGACCCGTTTCACCTCCGGGAAGTGTTTAAACAATGCTAACGACAGTAACTCTAGCTGCCCGGTGTCCGCATACTTCGAGGACTTGCCAGTCTTATAATCCACAAGGAATGCCCTGTCCCCATCGATGATGATCAGGTCAGCAATCCCACGCCACCAGACATCTTTACTGTCGAACGCGCATGGCTCGAACTCTCTCGTCAAACCCATCTGGTATTCGCACAGCTTGGTGCCCGGCAGCTTCGCCAGCTTGTCCAACTGCTCTTGGATGAACCCGTACTTTGCAGGGATGGGGGTGCCGTCACGGATGTAATCTTCCGCAGCCTTATGCACCTCCAGCCCGTACGTCAGGTGATCTTGCGGCGGCTCCACAACATCCTTCAGCACCTTCAGTCGGTAATACTTCTTCGGGCATTGCTTGAACAGGCTGATGCCGCTGTACGACCATGTGTATTTAACTGTCATTTTCGTAGATAGCTTTAATGGAATCTATATGCGGGAGCAGGGCAGTAACTTCGTCTGTTGTGGGTATTTGTTTTTGGGCTTCGTACTTACACCTGCGTTCGCATTTAAGAATTAACTGCCGGACACGTTCAATACTTAGCCCCATCACTTCGCTCACTGCTTTATACGTACGGTTTTCCATCCGCAGGGACAAGGCTAAGTTCTCCCGAGCCATAGCCCTATCCCTTATCTCTTTAGCAGTCGCCATAACTCTCTGCCATCCCTGATTCGCAGTTCAATGGTAAGCCCTCTGCCCATGCTGGGGTCCAGCGCATACACTCCTCAACATAAGCGCGAGCCTCGTCCGCTTCTTCCTTCTTCGCCACGCAAGCCACGGCATCATGCACAGTAAGCACGACTTTATATCGTTTACTGATTTTCAACATCTGCTCTGCGATGACACACCGTGCGATGGCCTGACACAGATTCTCCACCACCTTGCCGCCGTAGATTTTAACCACACCTTTGCGGGTCTTGTAGATGTATTGATCCTTGCCATCCTGCGTAATCTTCTGGAACCCATCATACCGCAAGAGCAGCCCGTTTGGCAGCACGAACCCAAAGTTCTCCGTGTCTACCTTGATGACCCCCGGCTTGCCCAGTGCGTACTGCTTGTTCCTGAAGATGTGGTCTAGCGCCCGGCTCGATGCCGTCCAGAGCGCAGGGATGGCGGGGTACGTTTCCCGATAAACCGATATGATCCGTTGAGCTTCCGCAAGTGAAATATCTGTACCAAACGTTTTAAGTTGGTCTTGGAACTTCTGCGCCCCCATGCCGTAACCTGAACCGAGGATGGTAGTTTTTCCAACGAACCTTTCCTCCTTAGTGATCTGTTCAACCGGTTTATTGTAGATCGCACTAGCCATGATCTTGTATACGTCCTCACCATTCTTAAACGCCTCCACCAAGTCATACTGTTCAGCCAGCCACGCAAGAGTCCGCGCTTCGATCTGTGCAGAGTCGGCATCGATCATCACGTAGCCCTTGGGGGCGCGTATTGCCTTCTTTAATTTACCTGCGTTCTGCCCACGGCTTGGCAGGTTTTGCAGGTTGATCTTGTCATCCCCACCCCAGCGTCCAGTATGCGCGGCGTAGTACTTTAATGGGACCGGCATGGCCCCGCGTTTAGCGATGTCTATAAAGCGTTGTGTACGTGTCTCTTCCAGTGTAGTCTTATTACCCAATCTTGCTGCGACCAAGGCTTGCACCCTCGGGTCGGGATGTTCGGCAAGTTTCTTGAACTCTTCATCCGTCTTGGCGAATGCCCATGCTTCCTTGCCAGTACGTGCGCTGACCTTTTTGGGTGGCTCAACTCCCAGCTTCTTTAACAACTCCGCAAACCTATCGTTCGACATTAAGTCATCTATATCAGATGCGGCAGCTTCTAATAACTTCTCCTTGCGCTCCTTAACATCTTCTAAGTGCTGCTCCAACAACGGTAAATCCAACTCGAGGATGGGTTCCACAAACATCTTGAGCGTTGTGTCTATAACCTTAAGCTCCGCCAGCGGAAAAGATTGCATGAAGATGTCGAACAACTCGTAGCATAGCTCCACATCATTACAGCAATACTCACCATACCGGGCGAGTTCTTCTGGTGAGAAGTCTTTGCGGCGTTTTTCTATCGCGTTGGTTACTTCCTCGCCCTTCTTACCAATTCCATACCTCTCTGCCAATACTGCAAGGCTACCTCCTGCATCCACGCCATGGATAGCACGTGCCATCGAAAGAGTGTCCAACCAACCTTTCGGTGTAATCCCAAAAAGCCACGACAGTATTGCCCCATCAAACGCGGTGTTGTGTGCGAGGACGTAGTTGTTTGCCCAGTCGAACTTGCTGAAGAATGCCTGTATCTCTTGGTGAGTCCCGCTGAACCATTGCGTTTCATCTTTCCCTTTCTTTATGCCAACGCCAATCACCTCAAAGTCAGGGTGACGCACGTATTCTTCGGTTGTGTGTGTTTTGAATCCAAGGGCTTTGCCGTAGTACGTCTCGAAATCGATTGTAATTATTTTCATAGGATTAGTTTCTCTGGTTTGCTATTTTTGTACAGCTCATCTTCAAGTATCTTCAATGCATCGGCTGTTATTTGTTTTATGGTCAGCGGTTTACCTCCCGGCGGGTACGCGCTCTGCGCCGGAAACAACTCCAACTGTTCGCCCCTATCCGGGCGTAGTGGGTTTAGTATCTCTATGCAAATCTGTTCTTCTATCTGTGCGCGAACAACCTTGCCGAGGCCAGTCAGATATGCATCGATCTCTTCTTGGGTAAACACACAAGGTCTTGTCTTACTTTCTTCATATATGCAATCTGTTATGTGCGCCCAGCGAGTATTTCGAGATGACCCCTCTATAGCAAACTCTCCCGGTGCCTGACCCATTCTTTCTATAAGTGCTGCGATTACGTTCATTTGCGCCTCGATAATGAGTAGTAATAGATGGGCTTCTTCGCCCCCGCTTTCGGCCATGTGTAGTGTTTGAACACGCGGCGGTCTTTCTCCAACTCATGCAGGTATCTTCGTATGCTGCGCGGACTCATCTTCATCCGTCTCGCCAACTCCAGTAACGACAACGCATACGAACGTCTTAGCACGTCAATCATGTCCAGCTTGCGGCATCGTAATGTGTTGACGCTCTTAGCTCTTGGCATGGCTTCGATCTTTGTCGATGCGCTCCAGTGTGAGCGCGACATCCGCTATGTTGTCCTCGTTGACCACCAGCGCATACCCACCTGCGGAAGCTATCTGGGATAAGTTCTTTAGCTGTAACGCTGTAGGTTTGTTGCTGCCCGCCTTGCATTCGATGGCAATGAACCTGCCGTGATAACACACCAGAATATCAGGTACTCCTGATGTGCCGTACCCATGCGTTGCGGGTGTAGTGACGTACGCTTTCGCGTCCATCAGCAGCTTGCGAACCTTGTCCTTAACTTTCTTTTCAGGTGTGTTGGCCATGTCAGTCCTTGATCAGTCTGCGAATCTCTTCGATGGACATCCCGGTTGCGTCATACACCGCCAAAATAAACTCGGCAGTGTAGGGCTTTACACCATGTCGGATCTTGCTCAATGCCGCAGGACTTACCCCAATAAACTTGGCCAACTCCGCACTGTTCTTCAATCCAAACTTCTTTTTCAGATGCGTAAACAACTTTGTTTCTGTTGCTGTTAATGGTCGCATTACTTTCCCCAAAAATAAAAAACCACGCCAAACAGGAGGAGGGTAGCCCCCACACCCATCAGGAATCCTCCCGCCATTGTGATTAGCGCAAACGTCTCCATCATTCACCTCGCTTGATGGCTCGCATAACACGCTGGTTACGCCCCGACTTGCCCGGCCTACGCTCACCTGTATCTTCTATAAAGTTTTTATCCAGTAACGCTCTATACCGCGCCGTGATGCTGCTGTAAGGATAGGTATGGAACATAGTGAGCAATTGATCACTGATGCACCCATGCTCGCCATAGCTGCGGATCGCCTTGTAAACAATCCATTCCAGAGCGGTTGTATCTAGGTTGGCTGCGGCTTCTATGCTTGTATCTGGCGCGTCCCTCCGTACAAGTTTATGGGGGTCAGTTCCGAATGGATTATAAAATGCGTTCATGTTTCACTCCTTGCTTTCATCATCGCGTCCGCTGCATCGTATGCCCATCTCGCTACTCGCAGCGGGTCATCTCTGAACGTAGCAAAATCAAAGTGGTGTATCAAGCCGTTCATGGCCTTTGCTGCAAAGTAATCGCGCAAGTCCATTCCTTCATGCCATGTTGTTGTGTATCTTGGGCTATCTGGATGGTTTGGTTCATAGGTCATAACTGAAAATGGAAATGCTTTCATGTTTAACTCCCTACTCGTTGATCTGGTGGTAACGTCAGTTGGTAATCGTCCCATGATTCTTCTAACAGCATTGCTGCTTTCATCAGCATATGAACTAATGCCTCATGCCTGTCTTCATCCAGTCCCTCGGCATACCCACGTAGTCTGTATGCCATCGTGTAGTATTGTAGTTTTCTCGCGTCAATCATAAATCCTCCCATGTTCCATCTCTGCGGATGAGCCGCGTACCGATAAGCTCCTGCTTCTCGTCATAAAACCCACAGATCAACGGTGCGTCTGCCCACGGTGCGGTTGAGTGCGCAATGCTTGACTGCTTCTGCGGCGGTGTCCAATAGCAGGTAGTCTTTGTCCCTTCGGGGACGCGCTCTCGCTGGTAGTCGTAGAGTTTTATGTCAGGCACTATTCTTTTCCTCGTACTCAATACACCCACGCTCACAGCACACATCGCCTACATGGGGCAGGTGTTTATCAAGAACTTCCAACAGCTTGTGCGGTAACTCTTGACTAGCATGGAACAGAATTGCTACATCACGCAATTCACGTATGAGTTCTTTTTTATATTGCATTATTCTTCTCCTTGTTTATCAACGCCCCGCACACAACACAATGGTCGTACAAACCTACACTTCTCTCTTCCCACTGCGTTTTGAATGGGTGTTTAAACAACTCGCATAAACAACTGATTGGCGCAAACAAATACCAAAGAAGGCCAGAAATAAAGTTACTCATGTGTTCTTCTCCTTCAGCTTGGCTTCGATGGCGCGGGCAAAATAAACGTCAGTCAAATTCCCATCATCCCCATACGACTGCCTGTACTCCTCCAGAATCTCCTCATCCGTCAGCCCTTGCCATTTGCGTTCAGGCTGTGCAAGTCGGGCGCGGAGTGCTTCGATTGTTTCCTGAGACTTTGCGGTAGCTTGCTTTAAATACACAGAACGCCTGTACCACTCGCCGTGCTGATCTATGTTTTGTTGCATCTCCCAGTTTTGTGAATCTACCGCATCAATCAACGCATCCAACGCTTGCTGCATTAGTTCTCTATCCGTCATAACTCCTCCCCGTTATCTTCAGCGGCTTTGTTCATGCGTTCTAGTGCTGGGGCATCAAATGCTTTGCCAAACGTGATTTGTTTTGCGTCCATCATGGTGTAAGCGCCAAGAATCTGCTGCTCTACTTTGCCGTGGCAGTGAACCCTGAATATTTTGCCGTCATAGTTGGGGTCATACATAGACTCAACCCTATCGACTGGCTTGTTGCATACCGCGCAAACAGGCATGGCAAGACCCAACTCATACAAAGCAAGATCATTCATAACTTATGCCCCCTCATCTGTCTGCACCGCGCCCTGTCTGCTGCGCTAAAGTCCGGGCTGATCTCTGCCACACCGCACATCAACTGCGGCTCCGCTGATATGACCTTCATGCCGTAGTACAGCGAGAACAGGGCGATGGTTATGTAGAACGCTACGGCCACGATCTCAGGAGGTTTCACGGCCTGCTCCGAACGGCTGCTTGCCTACTACCTACTTTGGTACGCACAACATCTTCTAACGTATCAATGATGGCGGCGGTTTCCTTGTCCAACAAATTGATCTGCTTCTTCCACTTGGTAAGGGTCACCATCATGTCATGCAGCAGTTCTGCTTTGAGATCGTTGTCTGATAACACGTCTGCGGTCATGCGGTACCCACCACCTGCATACTGATCGCTTGCCAGACTGACGAATGCGCGAATCTGTACGTCAGGGGCTTTCTCAATAGTCACAGTGCATTTCTGGATAAGCTGCCGCGCTTGCATTTTGCGATAAGCTTCAGCCGCTTTGGTGTTATCCCACTGAAAGTGTTTGTGCAATACGCACATTGGGTCTGCTGCAACAGCCAGTACATCATCGACCAGCAACATACCGCCCTTGTTCTTTGCCAGCTTCTCAAGAAACTTCCGTTCTGCTTTCATTGTTTCTGTTGTCATTTCATTCTCCTAAGTTATTTACCTGCCTTAACTGACCTCACCAAACCCCACCTCGCCTCAACGTACCTGCCTCACCCCACCCGGACGCACCACACCGTGCGACACCTCACCTGCCTTACTGCGCCACACCTAACGCCACCTTGCGCCGCCTAACGCCACCTGCCTTACCGTAGTGAGCCAAACCGCATCGCGCCGCACCATACTCCGACAAACCTCGCCTGACCTGCCTTACTACACCGGAACCAACCGTACCTTGCGCGAACTAGCCGCGCCATACCTGCCTTACCTTACCTTACCCGAACGATCCTGACGGTGCCGCGACGAACCGAGCCACACCTGCCTTACCCTGCCGGAACGGACCAGACCACAACTCACCTGCCCACACCGTACCTGCCTTACTGAACCTTACCGAACCGAACCGCGCCATACCTATCCGTACGTTGCCAATCCATACCTGCCTTGCATTACCGCGCCGCACCCAGCACTACCATACCGGGCGCAGCCAAGCCCCACCTGCCTAGTTACTTAATGCCGAATTTCTTTGTGACTTCTTTCTGACGATCATTCGGCACCACCTCAAACGTACCAAAGCCACAACCTGCGGACGATTTGGAATCTGGACGACCCTCGCACAAGCCCACCTGCCCACCCACACGGGCGATCAAGTTATAAACGTCTTGTACATTGAACTGATCCGCATCAAAACGAACGCGCAGCTTGATAGCCCACTCGCGATACATTGGGCGGCTACGTACATCAACCACACCTGTCGCATTGCGGGTATGTGCGGTAAAGGTTTCGCTCTTGCCGTAGACGCGCACCAACGGAATCCCATCCTGCTTATCAAACCCATCAGCTTCGATAAACACAGACAACTTTGCCAGCGTCATCTTGAACCCCACCAGCCGACAGGCACTGATCATGCCCGCACGGAAGGCCGCAGCATTGACACCTTCCCAACCTTCAGGGGCGCGATACCGCGCATCTTCTGCTTCTTTATCGTAGTCACGGGCGGTGCGCTCCTTTTTGCTCTTGGCGCTGCTGCCCTCGGCCATCTTCGCCATCAACTCGGCTTTCTTGCTGAACCGCGCAACTACCAGCGGGGCGGTGCCCTGTAGTACAACTTCAACGGTGTTGAACTTGGGTGCGGAAATAACAACTGCGGTTTCTTTGACTTTCATATCCATTTTGATTCTCCAAGGTTAAGTTAATTACCAACGTGCTTCGCCGAACTTCTCGACTGTCGGCTTAGGCTCTTTGTGTTTGGCCTTTGTTACCAGCTTCCAGCCTTGCTGCATAAACTTCTCTGCTTCGTGTCTATCCCAGAACTTGCGGAACAATTTTCCCTCCTCGTCATACACTTCATATCTCATTAGATCCTCCGTTGACAAGTGAACGCTTGTATCTCTACCCGAAACGCACCTGCAAACTTGCAGTCGGCCACGATGCGGCTCTCAGTGTTGATACTTCCAACCCACAGACCTAGAAAGAACATAATGATTGCGGCCAATGATTTTGCCCATACATTATTAATCCAATCTAGTATCTTGCGCGGGTCAATCGAGTCAATGATCAATTTGCGGCTCCTCTTTAAATTTATTTTGAAACCAGTTGCTGACCCATCGAGGCAACGTAAGTTGGCAGTCTTGCTTACGCGCCAACAGAATGTTTTGCACAAACCGCTCTTCAGGGGTAACGTCTTGCTTGGTCACGTAGTACCGCCCGATGATGGGCGGTTCTTCTCTTACGAACATACCGTTTTTCAACATAGCTCCTCCTAGTACTCATCGTCTTCAATGAAATAGCTCGGTACTTTGTTACGTCTATCTTCGTTTTTGCGTCTGGCTTCCACCCGCTTCTGGTGAATTGTCTTCGCTGCCTTCTCCATAGGTTTAGGTTCGGGCTTTGGTTTCGGTGGCGGGGGTGGCGCTGCTTCCTCCACAACTGCTCGTACTTCCAAGGTGTACATCAGCTTCTTACAGTCCACGCACTTGCGTCTGCGCTTGATTGTGTCCTGCACGGGCATGGTCTGCATCACCTCTGTCTTGCCACCACAGTCACACTTCATGTTCGTGAGTCCTCATGTCTTCTTGATAAATGCGAATGTAATAAACCTTTTCCGAATGTTTGCGCCCCACCCTACGTACTACTTTCCCTATGGGCGCAAGCTTTAGTAATGCAATCTTCTCTGCTATTACCCGCTCCAGTGTCGGGCTAGGGGGCGGCACAGGGTGTTCAGCGCCTGCGTTAATAAGCCTGTGGATAGTGCCGTCTTCCATAAACTCGAGCCGCATAGAAGCAAACCCCTTCCCAACCTTTGATGCTATGGTCTCCTCTCTCATGTTGCGGGTTAGTTCGTACGGGGCTTTAGTTGTTTCTTTTGGACTATACATTCTATTTGTTCCCCGCGTCAACACGTTCGGGCATATTCAGTACCCAAAAAGTTTTGGCATCGATACGAATACCCACTTCAGGAATGCTATCGCCATCCTTCAACATCTTTAGCATTGCCAGTTTGCCTTGTGTATTTTTATGCAACGAATCAAATGTGGGGTACACATGTAGCAACCCCTCTGTCGTTGTATGAATACCATCCTCGCGGATAGACACAAACGTCTTTGTCACCGACACTGATTGGCGGTACTCGTACTCATCATGATAAGCAAGCGTCTCCTCCATCATGCCGCGAAACTCTGGGGTAACTAATTCAACACCCAAGGTTTTCAGGTTGCGTAACTCCTTGACCACCGTCTCATAATTGATTCTGTGAAACGGCGCACGGGTCTTTGAATACAACTCCCTTCTCCACGGCTTGAGTGTCTCCTCTACCCGGCTCTCATAGAACTCACTGATCTCGCGCAGGGTGTACGGCACGATCATTTGACGCATCAGCTTCAACACCTTCGTTGTGTCTGAAGATGATTTAGAGCAACGATCCTCAAAGTTCTTGCGGCGTGGTGCAACTTCCTTCCTGCCACGTATAACGAACGTAATGCTGTTGTCAGACTTAAATGACAACCTGATGCCACCTACCCCCTGCGGGTAGTTAGGGTCAAAGAAGTTCACACCCACGTTGAACGTGCGCCACTGCCCATCAGTGTCCATGACGTTCTTTGTAGAACCGAAGGTAGCCAAGGCGTAGGGATACCGGCTCTTCATCAGGAAGGTACTGACCAGCGAGCGCAGGGCTGGGTGTACTTGATCTATTGTGTGCATGTCAGTTCTCCAAGGTAGTGGGGGGCTTGTCCCCCCTGTTATTAGAATGCGAACGCTTTCAAGATCTCATCGACCTGCTTCTTCAGGTGATCACGCTCACCATCGTCAGCACGTAGACCCTCCGCAGTCACACCGGTGATCGCTTCCTCCAGCTTGTGTCGTGCTTGCTCGAGGTTAGGGTCATCGGTCACGTTGAGCTTGGTCAACAGGCCGCATAGTTCTACAGCGTTGTTTACCAGTGAGTCACGGAACACCTGCGAGTACACCTCAGTGCCGTCCTTCAGTACACGTGGCGTGGGCAGGTCAGTCAGCTTGTCCGACATGTGGGTCAGGCAGGTATGCAGCCTTGTCCAGATATCTTTCATAGCGTCATTGACGCGCTTGTTCATGTGTTCTTCCGCTTGCGCTTGCAACTCCGCGATTGCATCGTCCGCTGCTTGGATGCGAAAGTCACCCGCCGTAGGTACAGGCATGAAGACGTAGCTGAAGCGGAACTTGCCCTTGATGGTCTCCACATCGGGATAGTCATTGCGATTGAACAGCGCACCCAACTGGAAGGCAGCCGCCGTCACCAACGTGGGGTACTCAGTCAACATCTCATCCACCGCCTGTTTGAACTGCGCCTCGAACATGGACAGGGTGCGCTTGTACTCAAAGAAGTTCTTCATTGGCAGTAGGCGCGAGCCACCGTCAGACCAAGGCAGCGTTTGCTCATAGTGCCAGACACGCACCGCCGAGACGATCTTCTGTACAGCATCAAGCTTGTCAGTGCCAGCCAGCAGGTGCTTGTGATAGTTGCCGCCCTTGGCTTTGGTGCCCTTGCTTGCATCGATCTCTTCTGAGACGCGCTTATCCAGTTTGCGTCCAGTCCACGCCGAGATGTTGAGGTCAACCAGAATTGCAGAGTTTTGTACGGCCATGATAGTTCTCCAAGTTAAAGTAGTACTTGATGTTTATAGTTTGATGTGAACCGATCTACCCACCGCCGACTTGACGCGCCTGTCGGTGATGCACCACAGGGTGGGTGCAGTCCAACCTTTGCCCCACGATGACACTTCGCCGTCCGTCAACATCACCACCGCATCAGGACGCAGGTGCTTCTGCTGCATGTAATCCACCACGCATTGAGGTTCCGTACCACCGCCACCCACTGGACTGGCTGAGATCAGCAGCCCGGCATAGGAACTCTCATCGTACGTCTCATGCCCCGCGACATGGCTATCCCAATACAGGACGTCCACCGACTCAGGACGCACAACCTCACACAAGTTGTGCAGTGCCGCCATAAAACTAGACAGCATGTCACTACCGAAGATCGAACCCGAGGTATCGATACCTATCACCAGCTTGCCAAGGCGCTCAGTGATCAACGTTGGGTAGATGATTTCCGACTCCATGCGGCGGCGGTTACGCTTGCGGAAAGACGGCAAGTCCGAGCCACTGCACAGAGAAGATACGAACTCAGCCAACTCATCCTGCCACCGTACCTCTGGGGCGAGACGTGCTTCGATAGCTTGGGGCAGCGTGCCGTTCATCCGTTCGGCATACATCTTTCCCTGTCTTAAGGCTTGGTCGATTTCTTCCGCAAGCAGCTTTTGTTCCGCGTCCGAAAGGGCGCTCGCACCTTCCCAGTCATGCTCATCGAAGCCTTCCGGTTGATCACCCGCTCCACCGCCCGAGCCTTGCCCTGCTTGGCCATCACCATTGCCTTGTTCATTTTGTTTCTCCTGTTTGAGTAAGGCGTACACCTCGCCGGTATCCATACCCTTGAACCGCTTGTCCAACAGCCCACCCTTGGGCATCTTCAGGTACTGCTCAGTCGGGTCAAGTTCCCAGATCATCAGGTTGTTGACGTAGTCACTCGCCATGTTGGCCAACTTGGGGTTCTCATCATAAAGATGTCTCCACGTGAGCAAGTCCATCTTGATCTTATGGAACGACTCATGCGTCTTCAGGAACCGTACCTCTGGCTCGGTCAGACCTTCCACAAACTTGCGTCCGTAGAACTCATCACGTCCGTTGGTACAGGCCGTAGGCACTCGGTCATTGACCTCGGTCTTGCCCATCAACATGACCCCGGACAGGGCGCAAGTCGGCGGGTACTCCATGAGCCACACCGTGGCACGTGTCAAAAGTTGTTCAGCAGAGAAGCTCATACATCCCCCTTAAGAAAACATCCACTGATTCGCAATCGCCCAGTTGCGGAACGCTTCGCACTTGATGGCAACCTCTTGCTTGTTCTCGGATGCAATGACGCTGCGCCCGAACATGGCTTGCCACTCACTGCCCATACGCTGCATGTAGGTGACGAACGGCTCGATGGTTTCCTTGTTCACGTGCTGCACCAACTGCTGCACCATCACGCAGTGGGACACCGCATCACCCGCCGGGGGCAACGCCGCACCCTTGGGGTCAGCGACAATTGCCGGAACCGTAGTCAGCTTGTCCTTGACCATCAGGAAGGCCGAGAAATCTCGAGCGAACGACTCACCCGCAGCACCGGCCAACAGGCTCATGGTCAGGCGGTCACCGTTGACCTCGCGCTCTTTCAATATGTCATCACAGGCATGGGCGCTGCGTGGGCAGAAGTACATCTCAGCCCCCTTCGTTGGGTGGAACGCCCAAGGGTTAGTCCAGTCCTTGTCATTCGGGCAATCACGATAACTGTCCATGCAGCTTGGGTTGCGGACGCACCATGCCACTAGCGCCGAGTCGAAATTGTTCTTCAACATGAACTCACCGAACGAACCCTTGGCCACCTCGCCTGTCACCGGGTTGATGCCCACGATAGGTTTCTTGATCTCCACTGTGATGGCGCGGCTGCGAGCATGGGCTGGCAGGAAGTCACCCACCCCGTCCGCCGTCAGGTTAGTTGTCGCATACACAATAGAGTCAGGGTGCAGGTGGCGGTCACCGATACGCCGGTCAAAGATCACCGTCAGCAGGACATTCATCACCGCCTTGTTACCCTTGCCGATCTCATCAAGCAGTAGGAGCATGGGTTGCGTGGCATCGAAGTCGAACATGTCCAACAGTGCCTGACGTGCCACCTTGCCACCGTCCGCCTTGTCTTCCAGATACATCGCCCAGAAGTCACCCTGATCGAGCAGTCGGGCGCAGTCTACTGTGACGGCCTTATGCCCCGGGAATTTTGAAGCCAGTGCCTTCATCGTCCACGACTTGCCGATGCCCGGCTCGCCCCTTGCAATGATGGTGCGCTTGTTACCTACGGTTGATACGGCCTGAACTAGTTCGTCCAGAGTGACGCGGGTTGCTGTGCTTACTTGTGCCATGATTGTTCTCCAAGTTAAGGTCAAGTACTACTTGAGGTTCTGGTGCGGGTTGTTTTTATGAATCCCTCACACCAGAACAAATTATAGGATAAAGGTTTGACAGTGTCAATCCCCTACAGGACGGCGAGATACTTGCGCAGCACCTCATAATCCTCTTTCGGAATCTCCCGGTACATACTCGGCCAGATCAACGTGCAGTCTGACCAGTAGGCCATCATTTCCTTGTCCCAGTCCGCTTTAGTAGAGCCGCGCCAATCCATTGCGACCTTGTGCGCATACCTCTCCGGGCTTCCCTTGGTAACGAACAGGAACCTGCTGTTGTACTCCATGCCAGCGTTGCACTCGGTAATTTCCCCAATGTAATGTTTCATCTCGCCCCCCTATTAAATTACGCCAGTCCAAAGCATGACGATTACTGCACCCGCCATGCACACCATTACCCAGAACATCAGTTCGTCCTTGTCCATATCACACCCCCTCTGGTAGTTGTACTTCGTCACCTAGTTTGCTTGCCACGTAGCAGCGCATGGCTGCGATCAGTGGGGTTGTGCCATCAGCTACATAATCCAATCGACCTATCGATGCATCCCACAATGCATCCGTGTAGCACCGCAAAGTAATATGCTCACGCTCAATGATGCGCCCACCGATACCCCAATGCGTTGACGGGTGGTAGTGCTTAGGGTTCATGCCGCGAGCTTCTTTGAACAGCCACCAATACTCGCCCTGATTATCACGCACCCTCTCAGGTTGCCATCCCTCGCACAAGGCCACCGCCCAGTCCAGCGCTGCGCCTGTTAGTTTTGATGTTTCCATTTCGCTTCCCTTTCCGCATGTAATGCATCAATACATTTGAACAACTGTTTCTGCCCGTACTTCTGGTGCAGGTATAGCACCGATCTTTGCACGTCCGGCTTGAGCGTCAGCCGCGCGTTCCCCTGCACCATGACCGTCACCAGCCGCAAAATAATCCAGTCCGCCTTGTCCATATCACCACCCCTTCTCTTCAATGTTGGCTGCATCAAACAGTGCAGGTAACACCCCCGCCGGGTCATAGAATGACCACCGATTGAACAAGTGGCTACCCTTGTAGTCCCAGATACCGCAGACATCCTTGCCGTCCACGTTGAACGCCCAACTATTGACTACCTTGTCGGGGTCATCTATTGCATTGGGCGGGAAGCCCAGTACATCAACAATCTGCGCCTTAGTCAGGTTCTTCAGCCCACCCATGCGATAGCTGCCATTGGGCAACGTCTTTATAGGTGTGATCTTGATTGTCGGCGCGTCCACCACCGCGCTCAAGATTTCATCCAAGGTTCCTGCGTCCAGTAGGCTATACATAGCCTCGATTGATCTCATGCCCATACATCCTCCAAAAGTTAAAGTACTACTTGATGTTGGGCGGGTTGCCCCGCCCCTTGGGTTACGCTGCGATAGATGCCGCGAATCTGTTCTTGAGTGACCCATGCACCACGATAGTCACGCTTGCCTTTTTGCTATCGATGCCGCCACTACATGCCATGCAGGTAGCACATGTCAGGCGCTTACCCGCTTCAGCCGATGCCGGGCAAACCATCTCATGACTGAACTCTGGTGTACCGTCAGCCTGACGGACGCGGAACGTGCGCCATCCGTCCATTTTGGCTAGTGCCGTTTCTTTGGGTGTGTCAGCCGATGCCATGCACCACTGTTTCACGTGATCAGCCTTGCCGCTTGCCCATTGGTGGGTGTAGCCGGTATGCCCGGACGCTTCACGCAGCAACAACTCCCACACATAAGCCGGAACCGCAGCCGGATCACCATACGTGCCAAGCCTTACTTTGCGACCCTTGACCGCGTCCATCAAACCCCATGTGCAATCGGCATCCTCATAAAAAATATCCGGATAAATCCCACGTATCACGCCGTCCATTACAGAGCGCGCGCCTTGACCGAGATTCACATAGCACGATCCGCCCATGCCGCGCCGATGCTTGCAATCACCACACACTGAAACATCCTCCAGTATGCGCGCAGATTCCACCGGGCTTAGACCGTTGTCGGCCATGATGTACGTTTGCACCATGTTGCCAGTCTTACTATTCTTTGATTCTTTGGTGATTGCCACCACTACGATGGGCTTGCCGTCCAGTAGTGACGGGCCGCGATAAATGATGTAGCCCGATGGTTTTTTGAATTTAGGTTTGATTGTCATGATTGCATCCTCCAAGGTTCAAGTAGTACTTTAGGTTTTTAGATGTAGTAAACGCCAAGCTCGCCCGGGTTGATCCATTCAGCGAACAGCCCGTACTTTTTAAGCACTTCATCGATCTTCGGATTCACGCCGAAAATCCAATCAGCCCGGTCATAGGCATAGTAATCAGCCCATTTGTAGGATTCTGAATCCTCTGCGCTTATCTGGAACCGGCCATCCATATCGTCACGCACATAGACTGGCACACCCATTTTCTTCAGTGCGTTATAGGCATTGCGGAAATCTTTCTTCATACATCCTCCAAGGTTCAAGTAGTACTTGATGTTGTCGTTTTTGCTACGTTGTTTGCTACTGAAATGCTATTAGACCATAGTTTGTGACGTTTGTCAAGTACCCTATTTGTTTTTGTTGTTTGTTCAGTAATTGTTCAGTGATGTGCAGGTGGGTGGCGGAACGCGGAAAGTGAGCAACCATGCGGGTTTTGATGGGTGTTTTGGCCTTTTGTTCCGATGTTCCGTTGAAATGATGGGGTTGCCGCAAAGCCCGTTTGATCTGGGCACAAAAAAAAAACGCGTTTACACGTGTGGCGAAAAAAATCTCGCCGTACCTATGTGTATTTTTACGGAACAACGGAACAATACTGTATAAACTATATAAAATATAAATAAATAAATAAATAAATCTAATAAAATCAACCACTTAGGAATTGCAAAACTACTGTATATAATGTTCCGGCGAGCGGAACAAAATAGGGGTTTTGCGGAACATGCGGAACAAATGTCACTTTGCTAACCCCAAAACATCAAGTAGTACTTGAACTTTTGCTGCAAAAACTGGTTTCGCGCCCCATTTAGTGCTTGCATTGCGCCAAAAAAAGCGGTATGCTGCACGCAGCATACCGGTCAACGCAGCGTCTCTCACTCTCTCACACTACGCGCCGCTCTGGGTTACTACGTAACCTGCCCGCCCACCCTCTAACTACTTGACACCAGTTCCCGAAGGGAACCTCGATAGCTTTTTCGCGGCGAAAAAAAACCCGGCTTGCGCCGGGCTTCGTGCTGCTGGTGCTGATCAGAACTGCTCTGCTGTGCCGTCAAATTCGTCAAGCACGTCAACGATGTATGCTGCCAGCGATGCAAGCTCTTCGGACTGGCGCATTTTCTCAACGAATGCGCGCATTTTCTTCGCTGCCTCTTTTGCTTTTGCCTTGCGAGGCAGCGCCAGAATTATTGTCGTATCGTCATCTTTTGGTGGCTTTGTGACAACGACAGGTTTTGCTGCCTCTTTTGGTTCGACTGCCTCGACAGCATCGCTGGCTTTTGGCGCGTCCTGTTTTGTGACTGCCTTTTTTGTCTTGCTGGCATTTTCGTTGTAGTCCTTGCCCGATTCGACTGCCTTGCGAAAGCACGACAGAATCTGGCTCTTTGTTGCGCCGCTGGCTTTCTTACCAGCAAAACGCTCTGCAATAAAAGCTTTGGCCAATTGGCACTTTGTAGCATGGCCAATCTTTGCTTTCTCTTTGTGTAACGCTTTGCATGCAGCGATACACTTTTCGCGCATGGTGATTGTGCCGAGCGCGGACTGGCCAGCAAGCTTTGCCAATGCTACATGTTCTGGCTTTGCGACGATGTTATTCACGACTGCTGGCTTTGCTGCTTTGGACTTTGTAGTCATTTTGGTAACTCCGGTTAACGTGGCACGTCGCCACAACCAAATAGTCTCATATTAATTGACGCGCGTCAAGTACTATCTTTCATCAAGTACTACTTGATGTTTTTCTGGCGCAGCGCGACCCCACCGTACCCCTACCCCCCGCGCTGTGGATTGGGTCCCCCCCTCGCCCGAGTGCTGTGTTTTACACATTAGACTGCACTTATTTTTACTTGACATACCAAAATGACAACATACAACTTAAACCACCCCTATTGATAAGTTATTCGCATACCCCCACCCCCTTGCAATTTCCACAAGGCTATATATACTTCGCGCTAGGAAAACACCCCCCTACCAAAATCTTTTAGGTTCCATATGGCGGGGGGTATATAAATCTGCAAAAGGCAGAACAACACAATTTAGCTATGCCACTAATCATCACACCTGAGATAGGCATCCCACTACCCATCGACGTTACGCCGGAGGAGGTAGAGCAGTTCCGTGAACGCGCCAAGGCCGCATGTGCCACGCTTCAGGAATTGATGGATGCAGGTGCTGAGATTGAGATCACGCCAGACGACAGTCGGCAAGCCAGAGAATTGATGGCGGCTGACAAACCCTTCAAGGTCAGCAAGACCACCCCCGGTACTATATTAAAGTTAGAGTCCCTGCTCACGGAGTATGACCATGAGTTTCTGGGGGCCAACCGGCGCATCGCAAACTACGTTACCAACAGACTGCTGGAAGAGACAGTGGACGAAGACGCACGTGTGCGTCTAAAGGCGTTAGAGTTGCTGGGTAAACGCAGAGGTGTAAATCTGTTTTCAGAACAGATGGAAATTACAATAAGACAGAAGCCAACCGAGGATTTAGAAGGCGAGTTGGCCACGCTCTTGGAGAAGTATATGGGTGACGCGGAAGTGGTAGAAAATGAGCCACCTCCGATTATCGATTTGGACGCAGAACTAGGCCCTGAGCCACCTATTGATGACACCGCAGATACTTCAGACACTGAAGACGAATCCAACATTACTAGCGAATCTGCCTGAAGAAGTTCAGCGCCGCGCTCAGGAGTTGTTGGAGGAGTTAGAGTCCCGCAAAGGGGCGGAACGTGCTCGCACGTACTTCATGGAGTTTGTCCAACGGGTCTGGCCTAACTTTATCCACGGGGCGCATCATGTCAAGATGGCTAGGGCGTTTGAAAGAGTGGCTAATGGAACCTGTAAGCGGCTCATCATCAACATGCCACCACGGCACACGAAGTCAGAATTCGCCTCATACCTGCTGCCAGCATGGTTTTTGGGCAATTTTCCTCACAAAAAGGTAATTCAAACGTCTCATACAGCAGAGCTTGCTGTGGGTTTTGGCCGAAAAGTCCGAAATCTGGTCGATCAGGACATCTATAAAGACATTTTCCCCAACGTTGAACTGCAATCGGACTCCAAAGCAGCGGGTCGATGGAACACATCCAAGGGTGGTGACTACTTCGCTATCGGTGTGGGGGGTGCGGTGACCGGTAAGGGTGCGGATATTCTGATTATTGACGACCCGCACAGCGAACAAGAGGCTGCACTGGCTGAAGTAAACCCGGAAATCTACGATAAAACCTACGAATGGTACACATCAGGGCCGCGTCAGCGTCTCCAGCCGGGGGGAAGTATCGTGATTGTGATGACCCGCTGGTCCAAGAAGGACTTGACGGGGCAAGTATTGAAAGCCGCTGCGCAACGCAACGGTGAAGAGTGGGAAGTGATCGAATTTCCTGCCATTTTGCCCAGCGGCAAGCCGTTGTGGCCTGAATTCTGGTCTATTAAAGAGTTAGAAGCCCTCCGTACCGAACTGCCGAACCAGAAATGGATGGCGCAGTACCAGCAAAACCCCACTTCCGAGTCTGCCGCGATAGTTAAGCGGGAATGGTGGCAAGTTTGGGACGAAGATCACCCGCCACAGTGTGAATTTGTGCTCCAGTCATGGGATACGGCGTTTGAGAAGCACAACCGCGCCGACTACAGTGCGTGTACTACTTGGGGGGTCTTCTATCAGGAGGATGACACGGGGGTAATGCAAGCCAACATCATCTTGTTGAACGCGTTTCGTCGGCGTATGGAGTTCCCGGAGCTAAAAAGAAAGGCTATCGAGGAGTTCCGTGAGTGGGACCCGGACTCGATCATTATTGAGAAAAAAGCGACAGGCGCGCCTCTTATATATGAGATGCGGTCAATGGGTATCCCGGTACAAGAGTTCACCCCATCCAAGGGTAACGACAAGATCAGTAGATTAAATGCGGTCTCTGACTTGTTTGCATCAGGGCGGGTATGGGTGCCGGGTACGCACTGGGCTGAAGAAGTGGTAGATGAGGTAGCAAGCTTCCCCGGTGGGGATCATGATGACTATGTGGACTCAGTGTCTCTGGCCATGATGCGGTTCAGAAAGGGCGGATACCTCCGCACAGACTTGGACGAGCCAGAAGAAGTTAGAGAGTTCCGACGCAGAAGGGCGTACTACTAAGGAAAAATTATGGCAATCGATAAAGCATTGAATCGCGCTCCACTTGGCTTGGGGGGCATGGCAGCAGAAAACGAGCCTGAGATCGAGATTGAGATTGAAGATCCGGAAGCCGTGCGTATTGGCATGGACGGGCTGGAGATTGAGATCGAGCCTCGTGAGGAAGAAGAGGATGAGTTCAACGCAAACCTTGCTGAGAAAATCAGTGAAGATGTGCTTGAAGGGTTGGCGGCGGAGCTTCTCTCTGACTTTGACGATGATGTGGGTAGCCGCAAAGACTGGATGCAGACTTATGTAGACGGTCTGGAGTTGCTGGGGATGAAGCTTGAGGAGCGTAGCGAACCGTGGGAGGGAGCCTGTGGCGTATACCATCCGTTGTTATCTGAAGCATTGGTTAAATTCCAGTCTGAAACCATCATGGCGACTTTCCCGGCTGCTGGTCCGGTTAAAACGCAAATCATTGGCAAAGAAACTACAGAAAAGAAAGAAGCGGCTGAACGCGTCCAAAATGATATGAATTACCAGCTTACTGAGGTAATGACGGAATACCGCAGTGAGCACGAGCGTATGTTGTGGGGTTTGGGTCTGTCAGGCAACGCGTTCAAAAAGGTGTACTTTGACCCGGCACTGGATAGGCAGGTGTCTATTTTTGTCCCTGCGGAAGATGTCGTGGTGCCATATGGCGCGAGTAATTTGCAGACCGCAGAGCGTGTAACACACGTCATGCGCAAGACCGAGAACGAGTTGAAGAAGCTGCAAGTGGCGGGCTTCTATCGGGATGTGGACTTGGGCGACCCGGTCAACACGCTGGACGATGTAGAGAAGAAGATTGCCGAGAAGATGGGGTTCCGTGCGACTACGGACGACCGCTACAAGCTCTTGGAAATGCAGGTGGACCTCGACCTTGAAGGGTATGAAGACCCTGATGGTATAGCATTGCCTTACATCGTCACGCTGGAGAAGAGCAGTGGCAAGGTGCTGGCCATCCGTCGTAACTACGAGCCGGATGATGAGTCTAAACAGAAGCGCACTCACTTCGTCCACTACGGCTACATCCCCGGCTTTGGCTTTTATTGCTTCGGCCTGATTCATCTGATCGGCGCGTACGCTAAGAGTGGTACGTCTATCCTCCGTCAGTTGGTGGATGCAGGTACGCTGTCCAATTTGCCGGGTGGTCTGAAGTCAAAAGGTATGCGCACCAAGGGTGACGACACGCCGATTGCACCGGGCGAGTTCCGGGACGTGGATGTGGCCTCTGGCACCATACGAGACAACATCTTACCGCTGCCGTATAAAGAACCAAGTCTTGTGTTGAAGCAGTTGATGGACCAGATCGTCGATGAAGGTCGGCGTTTTGCATCTGCTGCGGATCTGCAAGTCTCGGATATGTCGGCGCAAGCCCCTGTTGGAACAACGTTAGCACTGTTGGAGCGTCAGTTAAAAGTGATGTCGGCTGTTCAGGCTCGCATCCACTTCGCCATGAAGCAAGAGTTCAAGCTCTTGAAACATATCATTGCAGCCTACGCCCCTGCGGAATACAGCTACGAACCACAAGAAGGCCCACGCCGTGCGCGTCGTCAGGACTACGACGATGTAGATGTGATCCCGGTTAGCGACCCGAATGCGGCAACTATGTCGCAGAAAGTGGTGCAATACCAAGCAGTTATGCAGATGGCGCAGCAAGCTCCGCAGATCTACGACCAAGTGGAGTTGAACCGTCAGATGCTGGAGGTCTTGGGCATCAAGAACATCGGCAAGCTTATTCCGACAGCAGAAGATCAGAAGCCTAAAGATCCTGTAACGGAGAACATGGCTATTCTGAATATGAAGCCGGTCAAAGCTTTCCTGTATCAGGACCATGAGGCACACATCGCAGTTCACATCGCTGCAATGAAAGACCCCAAGATTGCTGCGTTGGTTGGGCAAAACCCACAAGCCCCCACCATAACTGCTGCCGCTATGGCGCATATTAACGAGCATATTGCGTTCCAGTACCGCAAGCAGATCGAAGAACAACTGGGTATTCCTCTGAACACTCCGGACTACGAGGATGGCGAAACGATTCCAGAAGATATGGAAGTTGAAGTTAGCCGCATGATGGCAATGGCGGCACAGAAGCTGTTGCAGAAAGATACCGCAGAAGCACAAGCCCAACAGGCGCAACAGGCCGCGCAAGATCCAGTTGTGCAAATGCAGCAGCAAGAATTGGCACTTAAGGCGCAAGAAGTTCAACTCAAGCAGAAGAAGTTGGAGATTGATGCTGCGGCAAAAGCAGATCAACTCGACATCGAGCGTGAGCGCATCGAAGCACAGAAAGAAATTGCAGGTATGCAGGTGGGCGCGAAGAGCGCCAAAGATAGGGCTGAGTTGGCGGCTCGTCAAGAGGAGTCCGGTGTTCGTATGGGTATCGACGTAGCTAAATCCCATGCGCAATTGCAGCAACAACTAAGGGCAAAACAAACCCCTACAAAGGAGTAATCAGTGGACAAAGCACTGGCTATTATTAAAGACAGAATTAACGAAAAACAGGCGCAACTTGCTGCGGCAATGAGCGGGGCGTCTGCAAAGGATTACGCAGAGTATCGCGCAATGTGCGGGGAGATTCGGGGTCTATCCATCGCAGAAGGATTCATATTAGACCTTGCAGACCAAATGGAGCGTCACGACGATGAGTGAAATACTAATCGCTACAGAAAGCGGTGTAGTACCACAAGAAGCAGAAGAGAAAGCCAAACAATTGCCGCAGCCAACCGGGTATCACATCCTTGTTGGGCTACCGGAAATTGAAGACACCTACGAGAGCGGCCTGATCAAAGCAGACCAAACTCGTCATTTTGAAGAGGTATTGGCAACCGTATTTTTTGTAATCGCCCTCGGGCCAGATTGCTACAAAGACGAAAAGCGTTTCCCAAGTGGCCCATGGTGTAAGCCGGGGGATTTCATTTTAGCTCGTCCGAATAGCGGTACCCGACTGAAGATTCACGGGCAAGAGTTCCGCATGATTAACGACGACACTGTGGAAGCAGTTGTCGAAGACCCACGTGGCATCCGCCGCGCATAAGGAGAAGTGTATGGATAAAGTTGAGTTTGAATTTCCGGACGAAAAGGAAGCCAAAGCCGGAGGTAAAGTCGAAGCCAAGCAGGAGGCTGAGTTTGACCTTGAAATAGAAGACGATACCCCGCCGGAAGACCGTGGCAGGGAGCCGTTGCCCAAGGAACTTGTACAAGAACTTGAACAAGACGAACTTGAGGACTACTCCGAGAAGGTCAAAACCCGCCTGAAGCAGATGAAAAAGGTGTGGCATGACGAGCGCCGGGAGAAGGATCAGGCCCTGCGGGAGCGTCAAGCGGCTGAAGACCTTGCCAAAAGAATAATAGAAGAGAACAGAACCCTTAAAAATAGGCTGTCTCAGGGGGAAAGAACCTACCTTGAGACCTACCAAACGGCTGCGGAAATGGAGTTGGACACCGCCAAACGCCTTTACCGGGAAGCCTATGACGCGGGGGACACTGATAAGCTTATTGAGGCGCAGGAGAAGATCGCCAACGCCAACTATAAGTTACAGAAAGCACGGGAATACGTGCCCTCTTTACAACATCAGGAAAATGATGTACAACCCCAACCAGAAGCCCAAGTACCTCCTCCTGACCCAAGGGCTGTTGCGTGGCAAGAGCGCAATACATGGTTCGGTAAGGACGAGGAAATGACTAGTCTTGCACTTGGTCTACATCAAAAGCTAGTCAAACAGTACGGGGCCAGCTACCCATCCACCGATGAGTATTGGCAGAAGGTTGATGCTACGATGCGTCAGCGTTTCCCGGACTATTTTCCTGATTCCACGCAGCCGGATAAGCCCGCCTCGCGCACAGACAAACCGTCCACGGTCGTCGCTCCTGCGACCCGCAGCACAGGTTCCAAAAAAATCGTGTTGAAGAAGTCGCAGTTAGACACTATCAAGAGGCTTGGGATTACTCCTGAGCAATACGCCCGTGAAATTATGAAAATGGAGGCCAATAATGGCTGAAAACAAACTTAGTCGTGAACTTGAAACTCGTGCCGTGCAGGAACGTCCCAAGCAGTGGACACCACCTGAGCTTCTCCCTGAACCAGATAAGCAACCCGGTTTCGCGTACAGATGGATTCGTGTCTCAACCTTGAATAGTACTGACCCACGTAACCTTTCGGCCAAATTGCGGGAAGGCTGGGAGCCAGTCAAGATTGAAGAACAACCAAAATTTCAACTGCTAATCGACCCGAATAGTCGCTTTAAGGACAACATCGAGGTCGGTGGGTTACTACTCTGCAAGACTCCGGAGGAGTTGGTACATCAGCGTAATAGCTATTACCAGCAACAATCCGAAGGCCAGATTGAGTCTGTAGACAATAACCTGATGCGCCAGAACGATCCGAGGATGCCACTCTTTAATGAGCGAAAATCTTCGACATCATTTGGTAAAGGAAATTAACTTTTTGGAGTCCAATTATGGCTTATCCGACTGTATCAGCCCCTTACGGGTTTAAGCCGGTCAATCTGATCGGCGGTCAGGTATTCGCGGGCCAGACTCGTGAAATCCCGATTGCAGCAAACTACGGTACCACAATCAATAACGGTGACATCGTTCGTATTTCGAGCGGCACTATCGTTAAAGAAACAGGTACTACCACTGTCTCGGCAACAGGCGTTGTCGGTGTATTCCTTGGTTGCAGCTACACTAACCCTACTACGGGTCAGAAGCAGTTCGTCAACTACTACACTGCCAGCACCAACGCGTCGGACATTTTGGCTTATGTAGCAGATGACCCCGACCAACTGTTCCAAGTAGCTGTGACTGGCGGTGCAACTTCGACCACCATCACCGGTATCTCCCCCCTCGTGGTAGGTGATAACTTGGCAATTTCGCAACCCGCTTCTAATACCACGATCTCGGGTAACTCCAACATCGGCGTGTATGACTCTGGTTCGAACACTGCCTTTACTCTGCCCGTGCGTGTCATCGCCGGTATTGCAGAATCTGTTGATGGCAGCGGCAACTACACTGAAGTTATCGTCAAGTGGAACATGCCCTACATCACTCTCGTCGAAGGCACTCCGAACGTCGTATCGTACAACGGTGGGCATTCGTATCTCAACCCGACTGGCGCAGCAAGCGTTTAAGGAGTTAAATAATGGCTATTTCACGCGCACAACTACTGAAAGAGCTGCTCCCCGGCTTGAACGCTTTGTTCGGTCTTGAGTATGCTCGTTATGGTGAAGAACACAAAGAGATCTACGAAACAGAGACCTCTGAGCGTTCCTTCGAAGAAGAAACCAAGCTGTCTGGCTTCTCGGCTGCTCCAGTCAAGAACGAAGGCTCTGCGATTGCTTATGACAACGCGCAGGAAGCTTGGACTGCTCGATACAACCACGAAACCATCGCTCTGGGTTTCTCGCTGACCGAAGAGGCCATCGAAGATAACCTGTATGACAGCCTGTCGGCGCGTTATACCAAGGGTCTGGCTCGTGCCATGGCGTACACCAAGCAGGTTAAAGCTGCGGCTATCCTGAACAACGGCTTCAATACCAGCTACGCTGGTGGCGATGGCAAACCGCTGTTCTCCGCTTCGCACCCACTCGTCTCTGGCGGCACTAACTCGAACATCCCTTCGACCCCTGCTGACCTGAACGAAACTTCGTTGGAAAACGCTGTGATTCAGATCGCTGCGTGGACTGACGAACGTGGTCTGCTGATCGCTGCCAAGCCTCGCAAGCTGGTCGTTCCTCCTGCTCTCCAGTTCGTTGCTACTCGTCTGTTGGAAACCGAACTTCGCGTCGGCACTAACGACAACGATGTCAACGCTCTGAAGAACAACGGCTCGATCCCAGAAGGCTATACGATCAACCACTTCCTGACCGACACAAACGCATGGTTCCTGACCACTGACGTTCCAAACGGCATGAAGCACTTTGTTCGTACCCCTCTGTCGCAGTCGATGGACGGTGACTTTGACACCGGCAACGTTCGTTACAAGGCTCGTGAGCGTTACTCGTTCGGCTGGTCTGACCCGCTGGGCATGTACGGTTCGCAAGGCGCGTAAGACAAAAGGGGGGCTTTACCGCCCCCCTTTTTTAGTATATAAAGTATCAAATTCCGGGGGTTTCCCGGCGCTTACGAACAGGCCCCCCGCCTGACGACATGCAGATCGTTTGCGCTTAACTCGCATGTGAGGACAACTCAAATGGCACTTTCTACCACCCAAAGCATCTGGCGTTCGGGCGGCGGCGACACAACTCGCACCGCGTATTGTGGCTCCGGCCTGATGGCTGCGCAGTTCTACATTGCTGATGCTTCCGCTTCTGGCAACGTCAAAGTCTCTTCGACCGCTGGCGCTCCTAACCTTATTCTCCCCGCTGGTGCTGTTGTTCTGTCTGTCGTGATTAACGACGCAGGTTCCGGCTCTATCGATCTGGGCACAACAGGCTACACCTCCGGCACAGCTTCTCCTGCGGCTATTGCCAACAACCTGTCTGTTGCTTCGGCTGGCGTTGTGACTTCTGGTCTGACCCTGACTGCTTCGACTGAAATGGCTTACGTGACTTCGCGTGACGACACTTCTGGTACCGGCACAGTTGGCGGTTATATCACTTACTTCGTCGCCGATCCGCTGGTTGGTCAGCAGAACGTCTAATAGGGGGTCGTTATGACCATGCAATATGACGTTAAGTCGGCGCAGGTAACCTCTACCAATACAGCGTACGCTGATACGACCCGTGTAAAAGCGGTGACTATCAGTTACGCCTCCGGTGGTACGGTTGTCTTAAAAGACGGCGGTTCTGGCGGCACTACGCGGTTTTCATTTACGGCTCCCGCTGCGGCAGGGTCGGAACATATTCTGTTTCCCGGCGAGGGCATCAAGTTCAATACTGATGTCCACGCCACTTTGTCGAGCGCAACTATTGTGGTGTTCTATGGCTAAGTCCCCGGCATGGCAGAGGAAAGAGGGCAAAAATCCCAAGGGTGGTCTAAACGCCAAAGGGAGAGCTTCCTACAACGCAGCGAATCCGGGGAAACCGGGGTTGAAGCCGCCCCAACCGGAAGGCGGCGCAAGGAAAAAATCCTTCTGTTCCAGAATGCAGGGGATGAAAAAGAAGCTCACTTCCGCGAAAACCGCGAACGATCCGAATAGTCGCATTAACAAATCTTTAAGAGCTTGGAAGTGCTGACATGTCAGATATTGAACTAACAGAACGTGAACGATTGATTGCCAAAGAAGCGGCAAAGCTGGCTATCGAAGAGATGTCCTCAGAGTTTTACAAGAAGGTGGGTAAAACTGTTGTGGAGAAGGCGTTGATCTGGATTGGTCTTTTTGTTGTTGGCCTTGTCGTTGGCAAGGGCTGGATTATTAAGGTCTGATATGCCTACCGTATCTAAAAAGCAGGAAAGATTTATGCAGGCCGTTGCCCACAATCCTGCATTTGCTAAAAAGGCCGGTGTGCCGCAATCTGTGGGTAAAGAGTTTACGAAAGCAGGAGGCGGTATGGCTGAGTCCAAGAAGATGGTTGGTAAAGAAGTCGCGTTCATGAAGAAAAAGGGCGCACCCAAATCGATGATCAAACATGAGGAGTCGGAAATGAAAGGTATGAAATACGCAAAAGGCGGCGGTGTAATGCCCTCCAAGATGGGCGCTGTTAAGACTGCTGCTCCTAGCCGTGATGGCGTTGCTGTTAAAGGCAAGACCAAAGGCAAGCAAGTTGTCATGGCCGGTAACAAAGGCATGAAAAAAGGCGGGAAGTGCTGACATGATGGCCTCACGTGGCATGGGCGACATTAACCCTTCTAAGATGCCTAAAGCTAAGAAAAAGGCTCGGCGGGATGACACCGACTTTACGCAGTACAAAGAAGGTGGCAAGGTTAATGCAGCAGGTAATTACACGAAGCCGGGCCTTCGTAAGAAGATTGTCTCGCAAGTAAAAGCCGCTGCTACCCATGGCACGGGCGCAGGTCAGTGGTCAGCCCGCAAAGCACAGCTTGTGGCAAAGAAGTACAAGGCAGCAGGTGGGGGCTACAGAGATTGAAAGCGCCACAGCAAAGCTTGAAAGACTGGGGGGACCAGAAATGGCGAACAAAGTCAGGAAAGCCATCGTCAAAAACCGGCGAGAGGTATCTCCCGGAAAAGGCGATCAAGGCGTTAAGCCCAGCCGAGTATGCCGCCACCACGAGGGCAAAGCGGGCAGGGAAAGCAAAAGGTAAGCAGTTTGTTGCACAACCCAAGGGCATAGCTAAGAAAACAGCGGGGTTTAGGTAATGGCCGTAACCACAAGTACAACCAACTTTAACCCAGACCTCAACGAGATATTTGAAGAGGCGTTTGAGCGTTGCGGCAAAGAGTTGCGTACTGGTTACGAGTTTCGCACCGCACGGCGTAGCCTTAACTTGCTGCTTACTGAATGGGCAAATCGTGGGATTAATCTGTGGACCATTGAGCAGGGGCAGATTCCGTTGGTGCAAGGGCAGGTCACTTACGATCTTCCCAATGATACGGTGGACCTTCTGGAGCATGTTATTCGTACGCAACCGGGCGAAATATCCAACCAGACTGACATAAACATCAGTCGTATCAGCGTCTCAACATATTCCACGATCCCAAACAAGTTGACACAAGGTCGTCCAATTCAGGTGTGGGTAAACCGCCGTTCGGGGCAGACCACGGATTTGTTAGGCGCTACTCCTGCTTATCCGCAGATTAATGTATGGCCATCGCCAGATCAGGGCGCTGTGGGGAATCCATATTATTACTTTGTCTATTGGCGTATGCGGCGTATTGTAGATGCTGGAACAGGTGTGAATGTTGAAGAGATTCCGTTCCGTTTTCAGAATGCTTTGATCGCTGGGCTGGCATCCAAGTTGGCTTTGAAGCTTCCTGAGATTTCGCTGGAACGCATGAATTTGTTAAAGTTGGAATACGCTGAGGCATGGGATTTGGCATCGCAAGAAGACCGCGAGAAGGCTCCAGATCGGTTTGTGCCGCGTACTACGTTCTATCGGTGATGTATGCCGAGTAAGTACTCAAGCGGAAAACACTCGATTGCGGAATGCGACCGCTGCGGGTTTCGCTACAAGTTGAAAGAGTTACGCAAGCTGACTATCAAGACCAAGCAGGTGTCGATTAAAGTTTGCCAAAATTGCTGGGAACCGGATCAACCGCAGTTGTCGCTTGGTTTGTATCCAGTGAATGACCCACAAGCGGTTCGGGAACCAAGACCAGATATAAGCTACAAGCAAGCGGGTTACACAGGATTGCAGCTTACAAACAATACTGATTTTGGTGACCCATCTGGTGGTAGCCGAGTGTTTCAGTGGGGTTGGGCACCGATTGGTGGGGCAAGCGGGAATGATGCGGGGTTAACGCCGAATGCTCTGGCCCCTATCAGCGTAGTGGGTAGTGTAACGATTACATAGGAGTCTATATGGACAGCATGAAGAAAGTAGCCAAGGCGGAAGTCAAGGCGCATGAGAAGCGGATGCATAAGGGCATGGCTAAAGGCGGCGTGACTGGCGAAGCCATGAAACGGATGGGTCGGAATATGGCTCGTGCAATGAACCAGCGGTCTTCTGGAAGAGGTCGATAATGGCTAAGGAAAACAAACCCGCGTCGGCATACGCCAAGCCCCATACAATGAGTGGAAAACGCGTTGCCGCGCAACCTGAAATTTCCGGTGTAGGTCAGATGGACAGCCTCAATATTGGCGTAGGTACAGTCAATAAAGGCAACACCAGACCGGTCAAAACCGACGGCATTAAAATGCGTGGCGCTGGTGCAGCAACTAAAGGCACTATGTGCCGTGGTCCGATGGGTTAATCATGACGTATAACGAACTGTTCATTGCTGTTAAGAACTACCTGCAAAACGACTTCCCCACAAATACGTGGACGAACGTAGCAGGTACAGGCACGACCTCGTCTGACGGCACTGCGCAGATCAATACGTTTATTACGCAAGCCGAAGAGCGGGTATATAACTCAGTTCAGATTCCAGCCTTGCGGAAGAACGTCACAGGCGTGACCACATCAGGCAATAAGTACCTGTCCTGCCCATCTGACTTCCTGTCGGTCTTCTCGATGGCGGTAATTGATGGCGATGGCAACTACGAGTACCTGCTGAACAAGGATGTGAACTTTATCCGTGCGGCGTACCCCAACCCTGCTGATCAGGCTATCCCTAAGTACTACGCTTTGTTTGGCCCGACAGTAGTTACCAGCGTTATTACGGACGAGTTGAGTTTTATTCTTGGTCCAACCCCGGATGATGCTTATGATGTTGAATTGCACTATTACTACTATCCCGAGTCAATTACTGTTGCTGGCGATGGTCGTACATGGCTTGGCGATAATTACTCACCGGTACTGCTCTACGGAACCATGCTCGAAGCATACGTGTTCTTGAAGGGCGAAACAGACTTGATGGCTGTTTACAAGGGTAAGTACGACGAAGCTATGAGCCAGTTGAATCGTCTGGGTACAGGTCTTGAGCGTGGCGATGCTTACCGTGATGGTCAGGCGAAGATTAAGGTGAATCCGTAATGGCGATCCAGCAAGGACTGACAAACAGCTTTAAGCAAGAGATGCTCCAGTCGGGGCAGGACATTATTACGGATACGCTGTACATGGCGTTGTATACGGCGTTCTCAGATATCGGACCGCTGACGACTGTGTACACAACAAGTAATGAAGTGACCGGCACGGGTTATACGGCAGGTGGGGTTGAGGTTACAGGCGCAATACTAAGCACTCAGACTACTGGCCCCAACGCAGGTACGGTGTACGTCAACTTTGACAACGTGTCTTGGCCCGGTGCAAACTTCATTGCTCGTGGTGCGCTGATATACAACGTCACACAAGGTAACAAGTCGGTAGCAGTTCTGGACTTTGGTTCGGACAAGACGTTTACTTCAACCAGCAACACCGTCACAATGCCAGCAAATACGGCGACGACGGCATTGATTCGTTTTCCTTAAGAGGTAGCTATGAGTTCGAAAGAAAAAACAAACGCCCTTGACAGCGTTGCTGCTGAAGTAATTGCTGGGGGCCGTCTGACTGAAAACGTTGGTGCGTATGGCCGCTACACGGTAGTGTGTATCGGTGCGGACGGTCAAGAAAAGTGGCGTGATGAATTCCCCAATCTGGTGGTCAACACCGGGCTGCAACTGATGAACAACACGTTCTTTGCTGGCTCTGCGTATACCGCTGTTTGGTATCTGGGCCTGATTACTGGCCCGGCTTCCAGCACTACGTTTGCTGCTGCGGATACGATGGCTTCGCACGGTGGCTGGACAGAAGATACGACCTATTCCAACGCAAACCGCCCGACAGTAACGTTTGGTTCTGCTACGCTGGCTGATCCATCTGTGATTGCAACGACTGCAACGTCCTTCTCGATCAACGGTTCGACCACGGTGGCTGGCGCGTTTCTGACGACAAACAATACCAAGGGCGGCACGACCGGTACGCTCTTCTCGGCAAGTGACTTCACAGGCGGGGATCGTATTTTGCAGTCCGGCGACACCTTGAATGTGACCTACACCTTCACGCTTGAAGCACCGTAATGGGAGTGAGTAATGGCACTTGTCCTTGCGGATCGCGTTAGGGAGACCACGACCACTACCGGTACAGGCACGGTTACGCTCGCTGGGGCGGTCGTTGGTTTCCAATCTTTTGCCGCGATAGGCAACGGCAACGTCACCTATTACACCATCGCAGGTCAGGGCACTTCCGAGTGGGAAGTGGGCATCGGCACATACACCTCATCTGGTACAACACTAAGCAGGGACACGGTTCTTTCCTCCAGCGCGGGGGGTACGACCAAGGTGACTTTCTCTGCGGGAACCAAGGATGTGTTTGTGGTGTATCCGTCCGAACGTGCTGTCTATTACGACGCGGCAAACCAACCTCCATTTGACCCTGCTGGCACAGCGGTCGCGATGGCAATAGCCTTGGGTTAGCAAAAATGGCAAATACCTTTAAAAACTCATTTGTAAAGAACGTAGGCACAGCAGCGTCAACGGTCTATACCTGCCCGTCCGCGACACAAACCACACTAATCGGTCTGTCAATCGCCAACACTTCAGCTTCGCCCATCACAACAGATGCGTACATCACTTCAGGTGGTGTGGACTACTACCTGATCAAAGCAGGTGTTGTGCCGGTTGGCGGCTCCTTGGTGATTGTGGGCGGTGAGCAGAAGGTTGTGCTGGAGGTTGGGGATGCGTTGAAAGTGCTAACAAGTGCTTTGACTTCGGCAGATTGCGTGGCAAGCTATCTGGAGATCACCTGATGTCATATCTTGGCTCAACTCCAACGACACAGAACTTTATTGCTGGAACGGACTCGTTCAACGGCACGGGGTCGGCTACCAACTTTACGCTCTCGCGTATCGTCAACTCGGTTAACGATATTCAGGTCGTGGTTAACAACGTAGTGCAGTACCCACCGAACTACTCAGTATCAGGTACTACGCTGACTATCTCCCCCGCGCCATCCAGCGGGACGAACAACGTCTACGTGCGGTATTTAAGTACGACGTTGCAAAGCATTACGGTTCCGGGTGGATCGGCGGTTAACGGCACATTCCAAGTTGCGCAAAGTACTTATCTGGCTACAAGCTCGGGTAGTGTTGGTATTGGCACAACGTCTCCTATACGGACATTAACTGTTACACAGCCTACTTCGCCTGAATTTGTATTACAGGAGTCGTCCGGTTCGGCAAATGCAAAAAACTGGAGAATATTTAATTCAGGCAACCGCTTGTATTTTGGTACTCTGAACGACGCTGGCACTTCTGGTACTGATGCGTTCAGTATTAACTCAAGCGGGAAAATGCTAAATGCGTCTGGGAATCCTGTTTTACAACAGACGGGCAGTATTTTGCAAGTAGTGCAAACAGTTAAGTCGGATGTGTTTTCCAGTACTTCTACTAGCTATGTAGATATAACAGGGATGTCTGCTTCAATAACTCCAACAAGCACATCCAGTAAAATTTTGGTAATGGTTTCTTTTACTGGCGGTTCGACTGCGGTAAACAACATTTTTCAATACAAATTATTGCGCGGTGCTAGTGATATTTTTGTTGGTGACCCACGTTCTGGCTATAACTCAGTAACGATTGGCGGCGGTCGTGGAATTTATGACATCAATGGAGCTAATACTTTTGCTTTTAATTATCTTGATAGCCCAAGCACCACTTCATCTACTACGTACAAATTGCAAGGTCGCTGTGAGGGTGGCACATTCAGGATGAACGCAAACGGTTCTGATACAGCTAGTGCAGTGTGGTCGTTTACCTCGGCATCATCGATTATTTTGATGGAGGTTGCAGGATGAATCACGATGCTGTTTTTGCGTTATACCCGCAAGTTGTTACTGTTGACGATGGGGCTGGCGCGTTTGATGCGCAAGGCAATAAAGTTGAGATTGACATGGCGGCAGTCGATGCGTGGGTTGATCCTACTTTGTATAAACGGCAAAGAGCTAAAGAATACCCACCGATTGGCGACCAGCTTGATGCGTTGTGGAAGGGCGGCGCTGCCGCTGAAGAGATGTTAGCGACCGTAATGGCTGTGAAAGCCAAGTATCCGAAACCGGAGTAAGTAATGGCAATCGACAAGATACCAAGTGCGGGGATTGAATCAGGCGGGGTAGCTCCGAGCAACCTGTCTACTGGCGGGCCGTACTGGGATACGTCGGGTAATGTTGGTATTGGTACGAGTTCGCCGCTTTCAACAGCAATGCTTGAGGTGTCAAGAAGCACGACGGTTATACCAACAGCAACGGTAACAGCAGATGCTCAAGTTACTGGGTGGAGAGTTAGACGTACAGGCGGAACATACCCACGTGAATACTACATGGGAATTCGTGAGAATAGCACTGCATTAGACTTTTACGACAATACCGCAGATGCGCTTCGCGCTCGTATCGACTCCAGCGGTAGGCTTCTCATCAATACAACATCTGCTATTGGTGGTGATACGGCAATGCTTCATGTGGCAGCAGCTTCAGGTCAATCTTTAACTGCTGTTTTTCAATCAGCTTCTACAGTAGGAAATATCGTTCGTTTCTATTACGGAGCCACTCAAGTTGGAAACATAGGAGTTACAGCATCAGCAACTTCCTACAACACATCGTCTGATTACCGTCTGAAAGAAAACGTACAGCCAATGCAAGGCGCGTTGGCTAAGATTGCAGAGTTAAAGCCATGCACGTATACATGGAAAGCAGATGGCTCTGCGGGGGAAGGCTTTATTGCTCATGAGTTGGCAGAAGTTTTTCCCGGTGCTGTTACTGGGGAGAAAGATGCTCTTAAAGACGATGGTTCAATTGACCCACAAGGTATCGACACCTCGTTCCTAGTAGCTACCCTGACAGCAGCCATCCAAGAACTCAAAGCGGAAGTTGACGCACTCCGCGCACAAGTGGAAGCGAAATAATGTCATATCTCGGCGCACAACCAACAACAGCAGCGTTTCCGTTCGATCAGTTCAGCGGTAACGGATCAACTACGGCTTTCACGCTGACCTATGCGCCAGCAAGTACAACCTCGATCATTGTTGCGGTATCAGGTGTAGTTCAGAACCC